GATATATTGGATACACTTCCCGACAGCGAAGTTATAGCACCACATATACTAGGAATTTGCGTGTATACATACCCTGATATATTGGATACATTTCCAGACAGCGAAGTTATAGCACCACATATACTAGGAATTTGCGTGTATACATACCCCGATATATTGGATACACTTCCCGACAGCGAAGTTATAGCACCACATATACTAGGAATTTGCGTGTATACATACCCTGATATATTGGATACATTTCCAGACAGCGAAGTTATAGCACCACATATACTAGGAATTTGCGTGTATACATACCCCGATATATTGGATACACTTCCCGACAGCGAAGTTATAGCACCAGACAAAGAGACGCCTGCAATATAAATGTCGGAACTTGCATTTACCGTTGCAGTAGATATATTGTTAACATTTGAAATACTGTAACCAGACATGTTTACATCCGTGTTTGCCGGATACGATGACCAGTTTGAAAGTTGTATATTGGATTCATATGCCACAAACCCCGATCCATCCACAGTTAGGATATATGGATTTGAATTGCTAGTTAACCCTGTAAAATGTACATCTGCCGTAATTCTTGCCGAACCAGTTACATCCAAATTATACGACGGAGTACAACCAATTCCTAGTAGTCTATCTGACATGTCCCCTCTTAGAAACGGTTGAGCATTGTATTCTGTTCCGTATACCATGAAGATATTCCCAGACGCATTCAAGTTGCTCTGACCTGGGTTGCTTCCTAGGAATATAGAATTAGATACTACCCCCTGTATGTTAAACTCATTGTCGCCAGCAGCAAAACCTATACCAATGACATCATTGCCTCCATTTGAACGCAATGCATTTGTTCCTATACCAATCGTCCTGTCACCATACGCAAACGACCCTGCATTTGAACCAATAAATATATCTAACCCTGAACCGTTTGTAGCAGAATATTGTCCAGCATATGCACCAATGAACACAGAATAATCATTACCAGAAGATACGCCTGAATAAACACCCAAACATATTGCTTGTTGACCACTATTTGATTGTCCTGCTCCGTCTCCTAAAAAAATACATTCAGAACCTATATTTTGATATCCTGCAGCATTACCGACTGCAATTACACGCGTTCCAGTGTTGTAATATGCGGCACTATCGCCCAATCCATATACATAGGACCCTGTATTTCCCTTCCCAGTATTTGTTCCGTGAAAAACAACATTCTCTCCTGTATTATCTACACCGGCATCAAGACCAAAAATGGTACTTCCAGACGCAGAATAGATTCCTCCCGTGTCTGGATTTACAACTGCCAATACTATTCCGTCCATTATCTAAAATTCAATTAATTATTTTACATGAATTAGGCGAAAAATAATGTTACTGAAGTGCCCGCTTGGCCGCCAGTAACGCTAGATACTTTGAAATATACATCTCCTGAAATTCCAAAATTCGGAGTAGATCCGACTGTAGGATTAGTTAAACCATACGTAGCTTGTGGCGGTCGTCTCCAACTAAATGTAGAAGAATCAGAAAGTGTCAATACATATCTTGATCCAGATACATCTGTAGGATTGGGTATAGTCTGTGGAAAAGATATTCCACTAATTGTCAATCCTCTGGTATTTGTTGTACCAGATACATCCAATGTATAATTGGGAGAATTACAGTTTATACCAAGGAAATTACAATCTAGACGACCTTGAATAATTGGTGTTGTACCCGTTGAGTAAACAATGAATTGATCATTAGAGGCATTTGTAATTCCTAGGGTGTTGTTTCCTATAAAAATACTGTTATCACCATTATTATTATATCCAGCACTTTGACCAATAGCAATGACAAATGAACCAGAATTATCTTGCCCAGCACTTTGACCAATAGCAATGACGTCTGAACCATAACTACTATTTCCAGCACTTTGACCAATAGCAATGACATCTGAACCAGAACTATCATATCCAGCACTTTTTCCAATAGCAATGACGTCTGAACCAGAACTACTATTTCCAGCACTTTGACCAAGAGCAATGACATCTGAACCAGAACTATCATATCCAGCACCATTTCCAATAGCAATGACGTCTGAACCAGAACTACTATTTCCAGCACTTTGACCAATAGCAATGACGTCTGAACCAGAACTACTATTTCCAGCATTATCACCAAGAGCAATGACATATGAACCAGAATTATTATTTCCAGCAAAACTTCCAAGAGCAATGACATCTGAACCAGAACTATTATTTCCAGCAAAACTTCCAAGAGCAATGACAAATGAACCAGAATTATTATATCCAGCACTTTGACCAATAGCAATGACAAATGAACCAGAATTATCTTGCCCAGCACTTTGACCAATAGCAATGACATCTGAACCAGAACTATCATATCCAGCACTTTGACCAAGAGCAATTAAATTATCTACAAGTCCAAATTTTACATCGACACTATTGAATTTCGTTACACCCGAAATGTTGCCTCCAACCGTTAGTACATTTTGAACAGTCAAACCAGATACAGTTGTCAATCCAGATACATTCAAATTATTGCGTACAATTTCTGCTGATACTGTTAACGTTCCAGATATCGTAGCATTGTTTGAAACAAATGCAGATGAGATGTTTGAAATAGAGAATCCAGACACATTGACATTATTTACCGCAGCAAAATTTGCCCAGAACTGTGCACCAGATAAGGTATATACATACCCAGACAGCGAAGTTATAGCACCACATATACTAGGAATCTGCGTGTATACATACCCCGATATATTGGATACATTTCCAGACAGCGAAGTTATAGCACCGCATATACTAGGAATTTGCGTGTATACATAACCGGATATGTTAGATATACCTTGTGATAATGTAATTATACTTGAGGAAACAGATGTACCTCGAATGTATACATCTACACTGGCATTTAATGTGGCAGTAGATACATTGTTTATATTGATAATAGAATTCCCTGCTAAATTTACATTCTGAACAGCATTACATGTTGCCCACAAGGCTATATTGCCTCCTCCACCACCGCTTGCTGGTGCCCATACTATACTCTTATCCGCTGAAATGGTTAACACATTGCCAACCAATGAAGTAGATGAGTTATTTATTCCTTTTAAATTTGATATGTAGTAATTTGACATGTTGACATTCCCGATTGCAGGAAATGATGCCCATGTAGATGCTCCGCCACCCGTATCTTGATTTCTTATATTTTTTGATGTACTCCCCTTGCTGTTAAAATTATCAGACATTTATTTACTAAAATAGACAAGATATTGATACTCATAACCAACCGGTGTCATGTCTACCATCTCATGACGAGTAAACCCTGATGAGCGAACGATATCGAGCATATTCGAGACTGTCGGCATGTATAGTCTATGAATGTGCTCCCTGTAATCATTGGGAAATTCAAATACTTCTTCAAATCGTGCTTCATCGTCATCTGGATCTTTTATGAATCGACTCTTGTATTTGAACTTGTCAAAGAATATGTCAGAATCTATAACTCTTTCTGTACTGTATTTTTGAACTGAAAAGGCAAGGAATGGAGATGCAGCATCTAAAATAGGATCAAATTTGTTTGGGTCTACCAGATGCAGGACAAGAATACCACCAGGTTTCAACCACGAATAAATATTGTCGAGAATCATCTTTGGATTGCGGAATTGGTAAATTGAAAAGTATAACATGGTAACGTGTGAAAAGGATTTTGGCGGAAATGTTTCAACCCGTGTAACGTCTCCCTTGTAAAATCTACCCGAACTACATTTGCCACGTGCCTTCTTCAACATTGCTTCGGAACTATCTAGTCCAACAAAATCAATACCTTCGCGACAGTAAAAATCAGCAAGGGGAGCAGTTCCGCAACAGGCATCCAAAAGTTTCACTTCCTTTTTAGGCCATTCCATGAGAGCATATTCTCGTATAGATGCCTTTTCAAAGGATATTCTTTCTGGAATACTAAAAAGTTTGTCATAAACGGATGCATAAAAATCATCATAAATCTCTTCATAGTCTTCGCGTTTATCAGTATTCTTGCTGCCTTCTTTTTGATTGTCAAACATTTCGCGATCTCTCGAATAAACTTCCTTGAGTAACCATAGACCCGTTACAACAAGAAATATAAAGACGTAAGGTAAATATTCCTTCATTACTATATTGCTGTCAATTAAGAAATGTGGGAATCCCTGCCTATACAGCGAGATTACAACAAGGGCAATAATTTTTCATTCATTTTTAGAGATAAAAAATATACGGCATACGATGATGTAGAATTCTCCAGATGGAAAAAAGTTCCTTCTCATATTCAAAGTTGGTCTTTATCCATATGGGAAGATCATTATGAAACGAGAAGAAACCCGGCAGGAGAAAATGACATGCTTTTCTGGGTTCCACAGAAGGGAATGCTGCTTGCAAAATATGGGCACTTTGTGGGGAATTCAAAATCAAGAAGAATGATTTATGTGTGCTATAATTATGTGTGCAAACCCTATCGAGGGGAAGGAGTTTCTGAAAGACTCATTTTAACCATGGCAAACAAGTGTAGGGAGACATATGGACCAATAACATTCATGTTTGAATTACAATCTGTCCCGATAAGTCTATCTACTGCAGTTCCTTTTATGAAATTTTCATACATCTGGATACCTTTTTTCACGTTAGAAATCCCACCAAAGTGGAAAGAAACAAGGGACCTATCTTTTTTGAAAAGACACCCCGGATTTCATAGCATACATTACAAGGGATACAAGGCATTTGAGTACAATGGAGAACACATATTATTTGATCCGATAAATGACATTGTCTACTATGATAATTACATGTCTCTTTTTTCATTTGATGGCATGAAACTTCCTGGAGCATATTGTCGTGTATTTAATCCATTTGGAAATTATCACGTGTTTGTTCAAAACATGTACTTTGATAAACCAGACTATTTTGTTCACAATATACTTGTGTAAATAATTAACAAATATTTTATTTTTTTATAAAAATACGCATGTGATTCCACAGTGCTCGTCTCGTACCTATAGTGCGTCTGTCAAAAAAATATTTTCGTTGCTATGTACAAACAATATGGGTGGTGGTCTAATGCAGCTAGTGTCCTATGGTGCGCAGGATATTTACATCTCTGGCAATCCCCAGATCACTTTCTGGAAGGTGCTGTACAAGCGCCACACAAACTTTGCCATGGAGGCAATCGAAGTGACGTTTAACGGTCAGGCCGACTTTGGTCGCCGTGTGACTGCTGTAATCTCCCGTAACGCCGATCTAATGTACCGTACGTACGTGCAGGTGACGCTGCCGCAGATTGTGCTCACGGACCCGAAGGTTCGCTTCCGCTGGCTGAACTACGTGGGTCATCGTCTAATCAAGATGGTGGAGATTGAGATTGGTGGTTCTCGCATCGATCGTCAGTATGGTGACTGGATGCAGATCTGGACGCAGCTCACGCAGCCGACGGGTACGCAGGCGTCCTTTGACGACATGGTTGGCAACTCTGCCGACCTTGTGCTACTGAAGGATGGTGGTGGTGTTCCTCTGGATGCCACGTGCGCTGCCTCGGAGGCAACCAACTCGTGCTTGTCGCGCGCGGGCACGCCGCTCAAGACGCTGTACATCCCGCTGCAGTTCTGGTACTGCCGCAACCCGGGTTTGGCGATCCCGCTGATTGCTCTCCAGTACCACGAGGTGCGCATCAATGTAGAGTTCGAGCAGAACTACAATTGCTGCTATGCGGATGTCTACACGGGCGTGAATGCTCTGTCGACGCAGACGGGTATCAGCCTGGGCAACGGTGTAACGTCCGTTTCGCAGCTGCAGTTGGTTGCTGCGTCTCTGTACGTTGACTACGTGTTCCTGGATACGGAGGAGCGCCGCCGCTTTGCCCAGCAGTCGCACGAGTACCTAATCGATCAGCTACAGTTCACGGGCGACGAGACGGTGACTGCCTCGTCCAACAAGATCCAGATGAACTTTAACCACCCTGTTAAGGAACTCGTGTGGGTTGTGCAGCGCGATTCCTTCGTGGACTGCAACTCCCCGCCGACGCCGTGGATCTCCGAGGCGCTGGGTCAGCAGCCGTTTAACTACACCGATGACTGGAGCACGGAGGGCATCGTGACGGCAGTTCTGGGTCGTGGTGCGCTGGCAACTACTGGTGCCACCGGCGGCGTCACTAATGTGCCGACGTACAGTCCGCAGGCCGGCAACGGTTCTTTCACGTATGGTGAGGTATACCTACCAGGTCTGGGTGCTGCGTCTGGTTCGGGTCTAACGACGGGCAGTGAGATCTACGATTCCTCGGGTCAAGGCATGGACGATCAGTTCTTCGAGGGCACGACGAACTACCTGCTGGCGAAGGTCATCCTGGCGTCTGGTGTAAAGTGCGAAGGCAAGAACCCGGTAGAGGTTGCCAAGGTGCAACTCAACGGTCAGGACCGCTTCGACGAGCGCGAGGGTCGCTACTTTGACAAGGTGCAACCGTGGCAGCACCACACGCGCACGCCGTCAACGGGTATCAACGTGTACTCCTTTGCGCTCAAGCCGGAGGAGCACCAGCCCAGCGGCACGTGCAACTTCTCGCGTATCGACAAGGCGACGCTGAACCTGACGCTGTCCGTCAACACGGTCCGTGGTCAGCGCACGGCTAAGGTCCGCATCTACGCGGTGAACTACAACGTGCTGCGTGTGATGAGCGGTATGGGCGGTCTTGCATACAGCAACTAAGCAACTTATTATCAAGGTTTGTTTATTGTTGTATATCTTTAATTGAAAAGTAAAAGGATCTTGAAACATAGATTCAATATAGATCACAAATAATGATCGATATTGAAAAAAAAGAATAGAGAACGTCCCGTTGAATACAATGATGTAGGAGAGGGTGTTGTTGCATTGTTTACACTATAAAATAATAACTTTAATATAATGAAAATAGCGTTGCTTATAACTGGTCAGTTGCGAACATATAACTTATGCAAACATTTCATTCATCCAAAGCGTAATAATTTTAAACGATATTTCTGTCGTCCATTTTAAGTATATGACAGGGTTGATAAAAATCTATCGCGCGCATTTCGTATGTCGTCGGGAGATTTTGCGAAAATCCATTCCGGGTAAAAAGTTGCTAGAAGGGTGGGAATATAACAGTGCCTCTGTTAACCTACGGTATATAGGTTTGCATGGGTGACTAGAAAATATTCAATTTGCACCTCAAAGAATATCACCACGAATTGTGTCTTGCGAAGACCGATTTAAATGGTTTTGCGATTTCCTTGTGCAAGGCGTCATTAAACAAAAAAATAGGGGCATCCTTGTAAAATTTACGAATAGACGCTATGGCGTGCTTACATGCAATAGGTTGCATGTAACATTGATAAAAAAAAATCTAATAGAGGGTTGCATTTAAGTTACTTCATCGGGTTATCTCTAAACCACAACAATTTATAATTCGGTAGAATAGGGAAATCCTCGGAGTTCGTATTCGGGTTTCCAAGGTATATTGCGCATATCGATATTTGTTGGCAGCGGGTCTGTGTTCTTAATCTTTTCTTGAACAAAGTCATTTCGAATATATGTGAGTTCAAACACGTGGGGAAGTTTGATTCCTTCCACAACACTCATGTTGCATGCATTGTTGGCGTGAAAATGTACCAATGTATGCGTCTTGTTGAGGTTCTCAAATAACTGGAACATATCTGAATTTTTGATATCGGACAGTCCTTTAAAATAATCTGGAAACATCTGGATATCTGCAGGACTATGGATTTCAACAACAAGTTGCTTGATTGCACGTATACTATTGTGTTCAATTAGCATAGGAAGTACTCTAAACTCGTGTCCCTCAATATCCATCTTCATAAAAATATCGTGTTTGTCAGTCATGTACTCTCGCATATTTGTTGTCGTTTCTGAATTTACAGGCGCTAGATTCTTGTTTACGAATGTAATACGAGAATTCTGTTGGGGTAAAGACTTCACGGTTCCATCAAATGCATAGCATTTAAGTCCGGGGTGCATATCAAGAAATTGCATTTCGAACGATATATCATCCGACACACCACCTGCCAACAGAAGGTCATATGATCCCGGAAGTTTTGCAATAACGTACCCTCCGTCGTTCGATTTTCCTACTCGTCGTTTTGAAAATGGACATTTATAAAGAACTAGACCTTGCATTTTGTATTATATTAAATAAACGTGTAAATCAAAGAAGGCTTATGAATTTGAACCACCGATTGCCCCCTGTTTTTTCTGGATTAAGAACAAAAAGTTCCGGAGTAGTATATACACACGTTTGCGTTACATATTGATCCGATATTCCTGGAATTTCGCGATTGTCGTATTGTTTTAAAGCATTGTCGTAGACTCTTCGGTATGAATTCCAAGCAGTTTTATTGCCACAGATTTTCCACAAATACAAAAAAATGCCATATAAATCAACCCTAAACCGTCATAAAACCATACGCATTATTGATAAATATGTTATCCATTAGTGCCCAATTAAAATGCCAGTCAGCCTAAATACGATTCATTCTAAGTGCCGGTTTGAAATGTTCGTTGGTCTAAAACTAGAGTCTTTGTGTATCATAAATATATCTAATGATTTATGAAGTAAAACATAATTTTTAGTGTTTAAATATTGTAAAATCGGAATACTGCTATCATCATAATTATTTTCAAATTCAATTATATCTATAAATACTTTATCAAAATTAATAGATTTAATTACTTCAAATTCTGCCCCTTCAACATCAATTGATAAATAGTTTACATGTGTTATTTTATGTTCATCAAAAATTGTCTCTAATTTTTTTGTTTTCACCTTAATTATTTCTGTAGTTGAACGCATGAAGGTATTTTCACGATGTAATCTTTGTAAATGCCTCGAATCAAACGTGTCTTTTATTCCAGAAATCATTTCTGTATACCCTGTATTACATAAAAAGTCAGTTTCTCCATCATTATTGCAAACAGCGCAATTTATATTAATACTAGTTGGTCTATTAATCACTAGCGAATCATATACTTTTTTAATTGGTTCAACATTAATTCCCGTCCAGTTATTATTTTTCTCAAAATATAATGTATTATTTATTGTTAACCCATCGTGCGCTCCGACATCTACAAAAACACCATTTTTATAACCTTTAAATACATTTTCTTCTAAAAACTGATCTTGTTTATATTGAGAATAATACATTGTTTATATGTATACTTTTTATAGAATAATTGTATTTATACGCGGGTCTCGTTTAAGAACCTATACTTTTCTACCTTTTCTATAACTGTCTGAAGTTGTTTACATATAGTCCGTAGTCAAATCTGTCCTGAGTGTCTTTCCAGAGATATCCACCTTCTTCCTTATCTGGAAATATGTTTTAGCTTGAATTCAGGTATGTTTGTTTTTGGTGCCTTTTCAAAAACGGAAAAAATAATAACGCTAAATTGGACGCTCGCGATTGGTTTAGTTTAACGATATATCTTGATTAATATAATGCCATATCAAACGAATTGTAGTTGGTTGAGATTAGACAAACTGCCACAAACAGAAAAGAATGTATTTGTTGCGACCGATTTTCCACATATACAAAAAATTCCAGGAATTATAATTGTTCAAATTCAGTGCGAACCCAGAGCGATTTCAGAAAAGTTTGGATTCTATGAATTATTCAAAAAAAACCATGAAAATTACGATATTCTTTTAACATACGATGAAGAACTACTAAAACTTCCAAATGCTAAATTTTACTTGTGGGGGACGTGTTGGATATCTCCTCAAGTATACAATAACATAGATATTTCAAGAAAACAAAGAAAAATATCGAGCATAACTGGAAGTAAAGAATTTACTACCGCACATACATACCGTAAATTTTTATACGCAAATCAACTTTCTATTCCTCTTCCTATAACATGGTTTCGGTCTTCAAAAGATAAATTACTTCCAATGATAAATTTCTATAACAATCCAATATTACATGGGAGTAAAGAAGAATTATTTTTAGACTATCAGTTTTCAGTTGTTATTGAGAATTCACGACAAAATAATTACTTTAGTGAAAAACTTATTGATTGTTTAATTACTAAAACTATTCCTATTTATTACGGTTGTCCAAATATCAATAATTGGTTTGATACTCGTGGATGGATTATTCTTGAAACGACAAATATGAATGAACTCATACAAAAAGCAGGCGGGGTGCCTATTTATATGAATTACATTAACGTTATAAATGAAAATTATGAACGGGCAAAAGAATACGCCTGTCTCGAGAAAAACATTCAACGATCAATAAATTTCAATGATATTTGAGGTGTATTATTTAATATACTTTGAATTGTCTTTTGCTGATTTGCCAATCTCGTTTCTGCCTCGTCGAACCAAGACGTATAATTTGTCATCCTATTTTCAATATCACTATAACTCTCTCGCTGTTGAGCGAGAAACGGAATCACGACCTTTACATTAAATTTCTGAAACATGAATACATCTATTTCAACATCTAGTGTATTCTTGTATTCAAGCATGCGATCATAACATGAAGAATTATATAGTGTCCAATGTGTCGTGAATCCATGTGGAAGGTCATATACCCGTACATGTTTCGTAGATAGAGTTGAATTATACGTTCCTCCCTTTACTGCCCGTGATGTTGCTCCAAGAATTATATCCCATTTGTCTCGATGTAATGATAGTTTGTAGAGAACTTCATTCCAAAGTTCTTTAACTGCAATCGGATGTCTATTTCTTGGAACACAGTCATCTTCCCAGACAAGAACATACGGATCACCCCTGTCTTTTGCTTCTTGAATAATTTTAATATGAGAAAGAGCACATCCTTTCCATCCAGGAGTCTCTTTGACTGCAGATACGCGTGTTAAATTAAAGACTCCCTTCCACTCTTTTTGGAGTTGTTCCCATCTATCTGTACGTTCGTCAAGATTTATAACGTACGGATTGGACATTTACTTATATAATTTTTATAGTATAAAATGCCTGTTATTGTTCCGTACTTAATGGGAGGTCTTGGAAATCAACTTTTTCAAGTCGCAAGTGCGTGTACATTTAGTAGTCTCACAGGAAACCAAATATATCTTTCATATAATCATCGTCAATCATCGCCGCATACAGATAAAGATTACTTTCGCAATGTATTCAAAAAATTGAATAGAGAGCAAGTAAATATTCCATTGTTGCCTGTTAATGAAGGACCAAAACTTCAATCTTTTGATGTAGAAAAATACCTAGAAATCGCAAAACAAAAAAATACCCTGTTGTTTGGTTATTTTCAAAATTGGAAATTCATACCAACTAATTTTAAAGATTACTTACAATTTGAAAATTCAGACCTTCTTAAAAAATATCCAGATATTCAAGAAAGGTGTTTTATACACGTTCGTGGAGGCGATTATGTAAATCACCAACTTCACGATGTAGGGTTAAAAGGTTATTATCAAAAATGTATAGAAGATGTACAGGAACGGCGCGGTATAACAAAAATTGCCATCTTTACAAATGACATGGAGTATTGTAAAAAACAAGAGTTTTTGAATACTTTAGACTGCATTCGAGTCGACGAAAATGAACTAGACAGTCTGTATCTAATGACGCAATGTAGAGCATGTATAATGGCAAATTCTACATTTTCATGGTGGGGTGCTTTTTTAAATCGAAATAGACCTATTTATATGCCTTCGAAGTGGTTTAATGATCCCGAATACAATATTTCTGGTTATTTTTTCCCAGGTTGTATTATTGTATCTGTATAAATGATTGTAATAACGAATAAATATTCATAATAGATAAATTTTTGATATGAAAAATTTACTTCTAAATGTAAAAATTACCAATAAAAAAAACTATATAAAATAAAATGAGTCGTAAATACACTCCTTTCTTTATTAAAAGAAGGTCAATAATTTTAAATACGCCCAGCTTGTACTTAAACCCCCATTTAGTCCCAGAAAGTTCCATATCAAAAAGTTCCATCTATACTATAGGAGAACAATGGCAACTGATGTTCGAGCAATACTGGGGTATAAAAATACAGCGTCTTGATATTGAACCAACAATATTAAATATTAATGTTTTTTCGCCGTATTACACATGTACTTCGTCTAGTAGACAGGCAGAGTTAGACGCATGTGTTAAGTGGAATTCAAATATCCCAGGTATAAAATTGTTTCTAATTACAGACAAATCATCTAATATTGTTCATACTGAAAATGTTACAATACTACGAAGATCTAAAAACGGACGAATAAAGTATCAAGAGATTTTAGAATTTATAAGAAAATATACACTAGATAATGAAATAAACTGTATTATAAATTCTGATATTATTCTTGATAAAAATTTTACAAAAAAATTACGTTTATCGCCTAGAGATTGTCTTTGCTTAACAAGACATGAAGTTTATGTTGAAAAAATCGATCTATCTAATATATTATCTTTAAATGTTGAAACAGTTGTGAAAAAATTGGTTGAAAATCCAGCATCTCAAGATCTTTGGTTATTTACGGGGCACGTAAACGATGTTGTTTTAGATTTTTACATGGGAATCCCGGGATGTGATAATTTAACGTCTCTTGAGTTTTATAATAAAGGTTATAGGTTGTTGAATCTAGCTAAATTACAGCGTATATATCATATTCATTCCAACACAAATAATATTAGTTCGTATCCATTTACGTATTTCTTACTACCGGAATTTAAATTATGCAACATAGAAATAGAATGAACAAATCCGTCGTAGTGTGTGGATTGATGAAAAATGCAAACCATATTTTCAACAATATAATGAAAAATATATATGATATTGTTGATGTTTTCAATAACAATTATAAAATAATAATTGTCGAATCAAATTCTACAGACGGTACAAAGGAGTCTTTATTGAACGCAAAAACAAAAGATGAAAGACTTATCGTTATAAATCACGATTTCGATTTATCGAGTCAAGATTTTAATAATAGAGAATTAAGAATTTCCATATGTAGAAATCTATATTTAAAAGCATTATATCAAATGGAAAACATATACGATTACGTTATCATGATAGATTTAGATGAAATTTTTTCAGAACCGTTTGACACTGAAAATTTGGAAAAGGTAATAAATTTTGAGAATTGGGATGTCTTATTTGCAAATCAAACTGATCGTTATTACGATATTTGGGCGTTAAAAGGAGCACTTGGAGTTGATTATGACTGCTGGAAAATGATATACGAATGTGATAATACATCTACTTCATTTGAATCGAAAAAGAAAAAATATATAAATAGTAAACAAATACAAATACCTCGTAATCATTCTCCTATCCGTGTTAAAAGCGCATTTGGTGGATTGGGTATATATAAGTACCAAATTCTTATGGACACGAAAATATTATACGAAGAAAAAAAAAGCGTATGCGAACATGTTGGATTTCACGAACGACTTGTAATGGCAGGATATAACAATTTATTTATTCACCCCAATTTGCTCATTCAAAGTCCAGATAACGAGGATTATAAAAATTATTTCATATAAAATATATTACCTAACGATCATACAACATTCAACTGATTTAATTGTTTTATGTAATTCCAGTTTATTATTATTGCAATATTCAAATAACATTTCAAATAACTGCCTTTCTGGTGCATATGTCCAACGTTTTCTTTCTAAATGATTATAGTCTATCATTACAGGTAAAAATTCGGGTACAACTGTTTTAAAATTGTAATTACCATAATTACCTTTCAAACCATTGCAGTAGCAACGCATAATTTCGGGTTTTCCTATGGCAAAAAAATCCCAATGCATAAATATCTGAATGTATGGGTCTTCTTCAAGCAGTGTTAGTATTCTTAGTATATTTTCAGTAAATTCGATGTCCATTCTTAATCTAACGATAAATGTACATTGTTTTATGTCATTTTCGTTTTCGAATAGATTGTAACAATCCATTATTTTATAGTGCTGATGAATACTGTTTTCATACTTGTCATAATAACTCCAATCTTTAGAATTGTATACATCCATATAAGAGTTTATATTGTCTAGTTTATTATCTATGTGTTTCATATAGTAATCAATTTCATAGTTTTTTCCAATTAAATGTATATTCCCTATGTTGATTTCTTTAAAATAGTCTTTAATATCTTGCAGGTGTATGTTGTCTGTTGTTACATATATTCTAAAATTGTATTTTTTTTTAAACTCGTCTGTAAATACATATTCGGTATAACTTTTTAAAATTTTATAGTTTCTGTCGTTAACTTCATACGAAAATGGAGATGTTCTTGCATTCCCCGAAAATAAAAAAATTATTAGAGGTTTTTCACAATCCTTCATTATTTTTTAGTTTAGAGTATATGTTTGGGGTGTAATCAGAACATACTGCACCATCTGTTCTCATGACATCTTCATTGTTTAATAATGTTATACATCGTTCTGGCATTACGCATACTGAATTCTTTCCTAACATTATACCCGGATAACACCAGATATACTGTTTAGAAGTAAGGACTGCTTCATCAGAATTGTGTGTAAAACAATGAATATCTCCCATTCGAATACATTCTTGGAGTGCTTTTAGATTCTTGCAATGTACCCATACATTCGAATTTTTTAGAATATCTTTATCAATAAGTTTTGATTCTGGATTATCATGACCAAGCCACCATACTCCGTCTATATTCCAAACATCTATCTCGACATTCCACCCTTCTTCCAAACGACGCAATATCTCAACTTCTTTATTTTCAAGTTTTTTATTTGGACCGTTTTTTAAGGCACGGTGACATATCCATAAGGGCGCTGCTGAAAATGAATTAATGACTATTCGCGTTTTATCTGTTTGTGTCCACGTGCCCCATCCATACTCCCATAACTTTGGGACAAACTTAAAAAGTGGAATATCAGTATATCTCGCTACAATATCATCTATTTGTTCACGTATCGATAGAGACGGTTCTGTGTGAAATCGAAATACAGTCGAATGGCAAATATCTTGGGGGTGTGGTTCTTTAATATCATTACACTGACTGCGAATTCTTTCACGTATTTTATTTATGTCTGTTGTTGGATATCCGCATAGGAAAAGTCCATTTCTAGTTTTAGAAATACCATTAAATTGAACGTGAAATGAAGGATATGACCAAACAATATCTTTTAAATCTATAAATTCATCCTTTGGTGGTAAAATATTTATATCCACGGGGAAAGTCTGTAGTTGAAATAGTGTAAAATGTAGTTTTCCTCCAAAGGCATTATCTGGCGTATACAAAACCCCGTGAGATACGAATGGTATAAGTTCTGTCAGTAATGACATCCAATCATTTGTAGGTATCCAATCTCCGAGCGCCCATAGAGCTTTACAGAAACTTGGAGGAGATGCACAAAGATCTAACTGAGCAGATGGAACACTACTTTGATTAATTCGTGTATATGTTTTTTTTAAGGTTTTATTTAGATTCATTAAATTTATAGTTTGCAAGGAAATATTCATAATCTTTTGGAACGCCAAGTCCCCACATTTTTATGCAGTTATGAGTACGTATGTTTAAACCGCGTTCGATTCCTAAATTATATACAGGGCATACGTAGAATTCATTATTTACACGAATGTTACGAGAAATCATACTTTCACAATCAAGCACAAAGTCAGAACCGTGTTTCCAACCATAAATTCCCGTTGTGGCGAATGGACTTATATATTCTTTTTCAGCAACCTTTGTAACACGCCCCCCCGCATTAATTTGAGCATAAGACCATCTAAGATCTAATGGAGAAGGTTGTTCAAACGTTGAAATAACTCCATCAAAATCCGGATGAAAAAGGCATCGATAAAAATCATTAGAACTCCATTCAAGATATTGGTCTGAATTTGCAATAACGAGTGGAAAGTCACTATTGATCTTTTCTTTTAGAGTCAAGACAGTGCATGCTGCACCTTCTGTCAATTTTTCAACAATATGAAGATGTATTGCGTCGTTATCTTTTAGAGATTCAAACATATCCACTTGGTCCCTCCTCGCCACAATGTGAATAATTGCGCGTTCTAGAAGACTATCTGGAACAATATTTTCTATTACACGTTTAAACATTGGTTTTCCAAAAACGGGTAGAAATGGTTTTGGTATTTCATAACCTTCTTTCTTGAACCTTGATCCGAGACCAGCCATCGGGATCACCACGTTTATTTGTTTTGGTTCCATTCGTCGTTTATGTATATATATATCTCTTAAAAAGTTGGGAGTAATATCCAGCGCATCAACTATTTCAATAACATTTAATCCTGCTGCCCTACCTGCTGTCTTTCCCACCAAACTATCCTCAAAAACAATAATATCGTTTGGCGAACATCCAAGTAGTTCAATTGCTTTTTTGTATATGTCTGGACTAGGTTTCGGATTGACAACGTCTTCGTTAGAAAGGATTGTTTTAAATATAGATAGATCTGCTAATTTTGCTAGTGATGTCTCAACAGTTTTACGAATACTATTGCTACAGCACGAAACAGAAATATTATTCTCTATTGCCCATTTAAGAGCATTTCTGGTGCTGGAATAAACTGTCGATGTTTCTAGAAGTTTACATGTAATTTCTTGCTTTATATATGATATAGACTTGGCATCAAAATCAAAATTGAAAAACTTAGAAAGAACCTCGAGTTTCTGCATGGTCGAACGAGCTTCTAAGTTCTCAGAGTGAAATTCATTATCAATACATTTCTCAGGATATGTTGAATTCCACGCAATAAGAAATGCATCCCTGTGAATCTTTTTAAAGTCCACTAAAACCCCATCAAGGTCAAATATAAAATTCATATTATTGTTTTTGTTGTTATTTTTTTTACGTTATAATACAAAATGAACAACCAGTTGAATCCGAATAATAAGTATACTGAGATGCAGGTGAATAGATATGAGACAGAAGCAACTTTTTGGTCGGTGTCTGACGTAGACCCAGTTGTTGGAAGTTTTCATGCACATAACGATTGGGCAGATTACGAATTTCTATTCAAAGATATTAACAATCTCGAATCTAAGAAAATGTTAGACTTTGGATGCGGACCTGGAAGAAATATGGTAAAATATTCAGACAGATTCAATGCCATCGATGGCGTAGACATATCCATTAATAATTTGAAAAACGCAGTAGTATGGATTAAACACAATGGTAAAAATTTAGATAAACATAGATTAATCAAGTGTAACGGAGTTGATTTAAGTGACATTGCTGATGAACAATATGACATTGTTATGAGCACTATATCTTTACAGCATATTTGTGTTTACGAAATACGTTTGAATTATTTGAAAGAATTCTTTCGTGTTCTTAAACCCGGTGGACAAATAACTATTCAAATGGGGTATGGCAAGGATTCTCCGGGTGTTGATTACTATGATAACAATTATGATGCATTAACTACAAATAGTGGTTGTGATACGAAAGTTTCAGATTATACTCAGATACAATCAGATTTAATTGAAATAGGTTTCAAAAACTTTAATTTCTATATTCGTCCAGTAGGACCGGGTGATCAACATCAAAATTGGATTTTTTTTAATGCTCAAAAATGATATGTTATGTCTTCATATCGGAGACACATGTAAAAACTGGTATGGTATTTGATAGACGTATTTTTATTAGTCGTTCGACCAAAAAAATATGCCCGTTCCCAGAATTGAACTGGGGACTTTCTGTTTACAAGACAGACGCTCTACCACTGAACTAAAAGGGCAGTGCACGCATTTTATAAACCAAAATACTTACGTGACCTTAATAAATGAATCAACAACAGGATAAAAATACCGAAAAAACACAATCGGGGGGTAATGATTCTTTTTGTAGTTGTTTATTGTGCTTGTGCTGCCTGTTTGTCATTTGCGATGCCGACGTGGATTTCTAATTACGCCTTCAGGAAATGGTTCTTCAGGTAGGACTGCAGGTTGAGGTACGTAACCGTGTCCTTGTCCGTTACCTTCAGCAGGCGAGACAGCGTGCTATCCGGGATGATACGGCGCTTGTTGGCAGGGTCGAAGCAGTTGTGCGTCTTTACATAGTTCGACACAAACTTCGTCACATCCGTCTGTGAGCGCTGGGAACCTGCGGGTAGACCCATGAACGTGCATAGTTCGGGGGACAGTGCACGCGGCTTCAGGAAGGCATTCTTCGCACGACGCGCCTCATACGCAGTACGCTCCTCCTCCGTCATCTCTGACACGTCCTTGCGCACACGACGCTTGCGACGAGCATCCTTCACCTCACGAGCAGCAGACTTTGCTGCCAGTAGAGTATCGCGAATGATGCCTCGGAGTTCAGATGCTAGACGCGACTGAACCTCGCGCAGGTGCTCTACAACCTGCGTTAGCGTAGGTGCCGTCGTCGTAGGAGCAGCAGTCTCCTGGGTCACTGCCTTGACCTCTACTGGTGCAGGCGCCGGTGCAGGTGCCGCAACAACAGGAACCGTAACCTCCGTCTTGGCAGGCGTCTTGCGGGACGTCTTGGGCGTCTCTGCCACCGGAGTGGGCGCAACGGTAGGATTTGTAGGGGCAGCAGTCTTCTTGGTAGTCTTCTTGGTCTCAGTGCTCATATTTGTTACAGAATGAGAATTCGTGGCAGGCATTTCTAACGCAGTTATGTATAACTATGCCAGGTATTACGTAAATAGGTTTCAAAACGTATTATTTACAATAGTTGCCAGTTTACCTTGAAAGAAAAATGGAAGTTGCAGCATTGCTTTTGAATGGAATTCGAGGCAACAATGTCAATCAACTTGTAAAGAAAATGTTAGCAGTCCGTCAAATGTTTCCTCCGAGTTTGAATATCAACAAGTTTATTGTAGGATCTGTTTATGAAGAATTGCTGGTAAGAGCATTCAAAGAGTGTTCCTTTGCATGTGAAAATGTAGCATCTACATCATCAAAAGTTGATATACATGTTACAGTTGATTCTGTAGTCTATCCCTATTCTATCAAAAGCATGGCAACGTTGAATACAAATGTTATATTGGAAAATTATCGAGGAAATAAGAAACCTCTTACAGATTGTGCTCCTACATTCTTGATTGTTCTTGATAATCCCATTTACATTCTATACTTTGATCATGCAATTCTTACAGAGCATGCAGATTCTAGTATGCCTCTTTATATTCAAAATGATTCATCGCTGATGCTAAATAAAAAACAAGTAAAACAAATGATACCAAAATTGGATGAAAAATACAAGATTGTTTTAGAACGTCCCTTTATTGAACAATACCCTGTATGCAAGATTGAAGATATTTTAACGGATTTTATTGAGAAGATGACTGGCAATATAACTAACGACATTCACATTGACTGAATTTCCAAGTTGTTTGTATGCAATTTGATTCTTTTCGTGGAGAAGAAATGTATCTGGAAAACTCTGTAGTCTTGCACATTCACGAGGAGTCAAGTATCGTTTTTCGGGACCATAAATGGGTGTTTGAACAATTGCCACCAAGGTAGGAAATGTAGTTGCCTTTTTTACTCGCATTCCCGACTGTCGTAATTGAATAAAATGATTCCATATACTATCCTTTTCTTTGATTTCGCCCACTTGCCATTCAAGTTTGCGATATACCTTGCGTTTTGAAAGCAGGTCTTGGTGTTTTTCTAACCACGCATCCCAGAATTCCGTGTCTTTTTCATACAATTGCTTGTTGATTTCTACATACTTTTTCTTCCACGCAGGGTATGTAGTCAAATCGTCTGTATTCTTGAATTCATCCAATAGAACAGGGTGTTTAATATTGTGCTCTCGAAGAAAGGGAAGAACTTCATCCCATGCTTCAAATACATTTTTGATTTCAGTCTTTACACCAAATCCGTCTTCATAGCAAATGATTTCGTGTTTTTGTTTTATGGGAGGATTTGGAACATCAAATTCTTGCTTCATTCCCATAAAGTAAACGCGTTCACGTGTTTGAGGAATGCCAAATTGATGAGGAGACATTACAATCGTCTTCATAACATATCCTAGTTTTTCAAATGTTTTCAAGATGGTTGAAAATACAATGCCTTTTTGAATTGTCTTGATATGTTTGACATTTTCAAGAAGAAGTATCTTAGGTTGATGATGTTCTACAATTCGTTCGATCTCTCGAAATAGTGTTCCGCGGGTGTCTGCCATTGCTTCGCGATGCCCTGCGTTTGAAAAGGGTTGACACGGAAATCCTGCACAAAGAATATCGTGAGGAGGAATATTGTTGACATTTACTTTTGTAATGTCCCCGTGCGGTCTCATGCCAAAGTTTCGTTCATAGACATCTTGACACTTTTCATCAATGTCGGATGCAAATACACACTTGCCACCAAGATTTGAAAGAGCAACATGAAATCCGCCCATACCACAAAATAAATCAACAAATGTAAAGGACATTTCTCTATACATCTAAGAAATGTATAAAGTATAATTATCCGTTTTTTATTTATTTAAACAACACTTACCACAACGGGTGTTGTTATCCGGCGTTCAATTTCCAATAGAACATTACGACTGTACTTTTTCATGACAGACGCACAAACAAACCATACAAGAATTGCAGGGGTCATTGATAGAAACAGAAACCAGAGAATTTGAGATGGTAAAATGTAGGCAAAGTAGAAGAGAAGAACTGATACATTGATGCTTGCCCATGAACCGAGGGCAGAATATACGCACGCACAGACATACAATAAATTTGGATATTCATACCGAATAGAAACACTGCTCGTTATGGATACTAAACAAGTGAGACCAAATAACCCACCGAGTGGACCCGATAGAAACACATAGGACGTCAGGGAAGTCTGTTGATAAACCAAGGACAATATCATGTACAGAGTAGGAACCCATACTAAAATGTATGTAGAAAACTTATTCGAAGCACAAATGTCCACAAGAGCATTCCACGTCCTGCGTAGACCTTTAAAATAGTCCTTGTTCATTTTGAATGACAGCACTGAAATAGGAAGGGTATGAATTCGTTTTCCTGTCTATAGGAAACCCTTGTCAAAACAGATGAGCGAGACCTCTAGTAAATCAAAACCACTCACATAAATCGGTCGACGGAGGTCAGACTAAGTTCTAAAGTTTTCTTACAAACGAATACGCTCAAAGATGTCGGACAGTCTTTCTGATGTCACTATGTCTTATAATTCTGGAATTAAGAGTGAACGCGGGGTTTCAACACCTCCGAAGTTTATACGCGAACTGCTTACCCGTGTTCTTGACGGAGAGACTGCATCTGATATTCTTGCGGGTCTTACACCACAGAATAAGGGATATGTTGGAGAGGCACTTCTGCGGGTTCTTGTCCTTCTTGGGATTCACCCAACCAACACCTCTTCTTTTGTAATCCCATATCAATCTGTCCCTACTACACGCCGTCTGGAAGCCATATCTGACATTTCAGACCGCCTTTACATCCTCAATACAGGACTAATTATTTCTGGTCAAAACAAGATTGATGTCTCATGGCGTGATGGAAACCTGATTGCTGTATGCTCTTGTAAGATTGGTAAGATTCGGGTGAAGTCTATCTACGACCTTGAGATTACTGCAATGCTTACTGAATTTACAGAGAGCGGTGGTTATACGGAATGCGGTAAACCTGTGTTTCGTGAGTCTATCGTGCCATACGTGCTTGTAGACAACAAGTATGAGGTTCTTCGCCTGGCCGAAAAGTCAAAGGCAAGCAACAAGGTCTCAAAAGACAATCTGAACCCGTTGGATATTGATGACTTGAATAGGATGTGTGCCGTCCTGCTTGAGCGTATTGATCGGTGTGCTTCTAAGGACTTTGAGTCCATTCTCAGTCACCTTCTATCTGATCAGAAGCCCGCATTGAGGACACGCCTACATCAGAAACTTATCTGCTTAAAGGTAAAACGTCTTATTGACACCGGGGAGAAGACTATACTCATTGGAGCTCTCCCGCGTTCCGGAAAGACGTATATGGGCGCATTCATCGCTAAACATTTCAAAAAGATTCTTATCATCACTACACGTCCAGGTGAAACACGAACCCAGTGGAACAAGGTATTCAAAGAGCACAGGGAATTCTCCACTTACAAGGTTGATGATCTAAACTCGTCATCCTCTACTGAGATTGCTCTTTCCAACAAGAAAGATGTGAATATGGTCGCCGTTGCTTCCATTCAGTTCTTCAAGATGGATAAGCGCGATCCCCTTATTGGACTTGAGTGGGATCTTGTGATTCTGGATGAGGTTCATGAGGGTGGAAGTACAGAAATCTCTAACAAAATGCTTGACACTTACATTGGTTCAAAGTCCATTCGGATTATGATGACTGCTACTTACACTAAGTCAGTAGAGTATTATAATATTCCAGCTAAGTGCTGTATCTTCTGGGATTTGGAGGACGTGCGGCTCATGCGTAGTTGGGGTGAGCCACATGTATTTGATCGTCTCTGTGAGAAGTATGGTGCATCTGATATGACTATAACCCGCGACGAGACCTACAAGAGTGGAGAGACCGATGCTTCCATTCGTCTCTGCTATGATAATGCGCCGTGCTTGAGCATTCTTACAACTATTATGCAGCCCACCATCTACGACGAACTTCGTGTTGCTACGGGTTCGCCCGACAATGTCTATGGGTTCTCAATGCGGTCGCTTCTGATGCCTACCGAGGACGGGAAGACTTTTCAAAAACAGAAGGAAGTAGATACGTTCCTTGCTTTAATTTCTGGATCTAACAAGACAAAGGACTATAAGAAGGGTGATATGTCAATGTATGCCCGTATTACCAGATGGTGGAAGACTATAGGGCATCGTAATTATGACGAGTTTATCACGCAGATATGGTTCCTTCCTTCTGGTGTTGGACAACTTTTGGAGCATGTGAAATCTGCTATGATTTCACGCATCAATGCGAATCCAGTTCTCAAGCACTTTGCTACGCTCACCCTTGATTCTGGTATGGATGATATTAGCAAGAATGTGACACGTGCGGTTGAAGATGCAAAGGGAAATGGCAAGAGGGGTCTTATTATTCTTACTGGTAATGTAGGCAGTCTTGGTGTTTCTCTTCCTGAGGTAGATGTAGGATTCCTGCTCCACGATAAGGAGAGTGCTGATATGAACTACCAGCAGATGATGCGTGTGCTTACCGAGATGGTTAATAAGAAGTGTGGAATCATAGTGGATTTCAATGTCTGGCGTGTCCTTAACACTCTTAACACATATGCTACAAGTCGTTGTGGTCAGGCAGGAAAATCTTCTGGTAAAAGAATTTACTTTTGTGTAAGCAATCTCGTTGATGTGGATCCTGACTTGTGGCAGTGCCCCGATAGTCCTGAGGAATTTCCGCAAGAGAAGATTACAGAAGAACTTGAAAATCAATGGCGTAAAATCCTGGAACAGACTCGTACATCACTCAATACACTTGCAATGAAAACGATTGATTTGGGAGAAGACCAAAAAATACTGAATGAAAACTTTACACATTCTTCTTTCGACGAATCTCGTAAGAAGAATACACTTGAAGTAAACCCTGATCAAGAAAAACTTTCATCTGGCATAGAGACGAGAAGTAAAGAAACAGACAGCGATGAAGAATCTCAAGAAACTAAAGAAACAGAGGAAACAGATGATTCATCTAAAGATGAAAAAAATGTAAACATTAATGACATTCTTTCTCGACTAATTCCATTCATTGCTCTTCTAACTGATTGTGAACACGATCTAGGAAAGGCAATGAAAAAAATAAATGAGACCGAAATAATCCGTGACGCCTTTAACGATTTTCTCAAATATGTTTATAAAACTAAGCATGAAACTCCGCTTGACATAATTTGTAAATTAATCCAAAAACATTATGAAAAAATGGATGACGCGAGGGAAAATATCGAGTATTTTAGTGGCGTTTTAAAACTAATGATTGATAATCCACAAGAACTCATCGCTTTTCTTGGAGAACATTTGAAACCAAAAGATATTGAAAAGAAACAAAATGGTGAAGTCTTTACTCCACCATTTCTTATCGGTCAAAAGTTCGACAAACTGACCGAAGTAGACCCTTCCATTTGGAAGAATCCTTCTTTGAAGTTCCTTGACCCTGCTAACGGAATTGGGAATTATCCAGCATTGGCATTCCATCGGTTGATGGAAGGATTGGAAGAAGCAATTCCAGATCCAGCAGAACGCAAAAAACATATTCTTGAGAACATGCTCTATATGTGTGAGTTGAACAAATTGAATGTGGGTGTTTCTAACAAAATATTTGACCCTGAAGGCATCTACAAACTGAATATTCATTGTGGAAGTTTCTTGGAATTGGATACGATGAAAAAATGGGGTGTCGAGAAGTTCGATGTCATCATGGGTAATCCACCATATAACGCATCTGGAACAAAAGCTTCAGGAAATACAATCTGGCAATCATTTGTAGATAAATCTCTCTTACTTCTTAAAAGAGAAGGGTATTTGGTATTTATTCATCCTCCAGGTTGGAGAAAACCCAATACAGACCGAGGAAAGTTCTTTGGATTATTTGAAAAAATGGTGAAAGACAACCAGATGAAGTATCTTTCTATTCATGGGATTAAAGATGGACTACAAACATTCAAATGTGGAACACGATATGACTGGTATATCATTCAGCAAACTCCTTCTACTGAAGATACAATTGTGAAGGATGAAAAAAGAGTAGAGGTTTCCGTGAATATGAGAGAATTTGAGTGGCTTCCTAATTATATGATTGATATTGTAATGCGTCTTTTAGCAAAGGAGGGGGAAGAGAAATGTCCAATTATTTATAATCGGTCTAATTATGGTAGCGATAAATCATATACATCAAGAACAAAAACAGATGAATTTAAATATCCAGTAGTTCACACAATTCCACAAACAGGTGTTCGTTATTTATATTCAAAAACATGTGAAAATGGACATTATGGAATATCAAAGGTGATATTTGGAGATAATGGTTTGAATGATGTTATAATTGATATGGAGGGTAAATATGCTACTTCTGAGAATTCAATGAGTATAAAGGTAGATAGTATAAAAGAAGCAACTGAAATAAAAAATACACTCCTAAATACACAATTTAAAGAAATCATCAACGCGTGTATTATTGGAAATTTTAGAATTGATTGGAGATTATTCACATATTTCAAGAAAGACTTTTGGAGAGAATTCTTGAAAGATAGTGTTATTGATGATGTAGATTCATTATCTTCTTCTTCCTCTTCTTCTTCACTCCCCCCTGTCGTAGAAGTAGATACAGATGGCATCATGCCCCAACCTGACTACAAGAAGATGAAGGTCGCTGACCTGAAGCAACTCTGTAAGCACAGGAAGATTAAGGGTGCTACAGGGAAGAGAAAGAATGAACTGATTGCGATGCTTATGAATTCATAAAAAAAAGACTAAAAACAACCTCAACTACAACTTTTTCAATTTCTACTTGATATAAAAACGAATTGAAATTCCCTACGATAATTTACGTAGAAAATGTTCTACGAGTTATTCCGTCAATTATTGTTTAGACGCGCAATAACAGAGAGAATTGTTTTGGGGCGTTGGGGGTATCACTGGGAAAAATACAAGAATATACAGAAATATTACGAGTAGTAAAGTCTTAAATCAAGAATAACATCTGCCCGCTGATAGGCATTATAAATGTGAAAACATATATCCTGAACTTTAGGAATGTCGTGTAAAATGGTCAGAAGAATACATGCAATATCAGAACTCAAATCTACATGATGTCTATATGTATGCATTAAGTTTCGCATGTTGATAAGCCAGCGCACATATTTTGCAGGTCTTCCAGGTTTTTCGTGAATCCACCAACGAATGTCTTCTGTCAATGAATTTATAAATGTTGCCAACTGAGGGTAGTTTAATGCTATAAAATGTTCATAATGAATGTCTTGGAATCCCGATTCACGAAGAATCTGAACTATACGCAACCAACGCTTGTCTCGTTTTTCAATTGCAGTCATGGGTTCAGGAGCATCGTGAAACACATTCATTCTATTTCTGCGTCTCCATACGTACAATTCTCGTATACGAGCAGTATCTTGATTAGAAAGTTGACTTCGTGTATATGGATTGCGAACAATGAGTTCTTTTTGAGACCATTGAATCATAGTTCTCTGGTCAAAAAACCATACCTTTCCGTCTTCTTCTATTGAGAAAAAATCATATGGATAGACTTTGTTTTTATCTTCAAGCGTAATCATCTCTTCGTCGTTGATACACAGAGAACGTTTCAATACCCCCTTGCCTGCTAATTTGAGTGGTTTTCGACATAGAATTCCTCTCCAAATAGATTGAATTCTTATAATTTTAAGTAGCAAGGTTTGGTGAGATGCTACCCACGGTTTAACATCCTTGATCTTGACATGTCTTCCGCAGTACATGAAATTTGGAAGACTTTTATTAGTACATCGATCTGTACTATTTTTTCGTTTGCACGCAAGACACAGTGGGGGGGTCATTATATTTCAGCGATAATAAGCTATAAATAGATACGAGAATATTCGTACAAAACGGATCAGTTGTTTTTTTACTTGAATCATGCCACACCACTCAGTTATAAAGTATTTAAGTAGACTTTGATATTCTCATACACACAATGGCAGCACCCGCAGTAGTAAGTGTAACTCGCATTTCAGTAAACGATATTCAATTCGCAGAACCCAAACGTAACAAGCAAGGAGGCGTATCAGTAGCATTCAAGTACAACAATCAAAATGTTCAGTTTCGTTTTCCACAGATGACGTTTCCGGGAGGTTGTCTGGTGAAGGAGAATGAAAATAAGGATGGTAGCACGACACTGTCGTATACAATGTCTGCGTCGCTAACGGGTTGCGATCCGTATGCTCAGGAACAGGCAACTGGAACGGATGACGTTTCTCGTGCCTACAATTTCCTACGAGACTTTCAGGAGCGCGTTATCCAGACGGCAACGGAGAATAGTGCCAAGTGGTTTGGTAAGAAGCGAGGCGAGGAGTCTATTCGAGATTCATTCAATAAGTTCTTGAGTGTCAGCGTGGACAAGACGGATGATGGTTACGTGCCAAATGGCAAGTACCCGCCAAGTTTCCGTTACAAGTTGCCGGTTTACGACGGCAAGGTTTGTATGGAGATTATTGACGAGCACGACGATGACGTTAACGTAAATAACCCGTCTGATCTCCCCGCAGTATTTGGAAAGGGTTGCAGTGCAAAGATGGTTGCACAGGGTTCAATCTATGTAATTGGTCAGAGTTTTGGAGTAACTTGGAAACCGACGTATGTACAGGTTTCGAAGCGTTCCAAGAAGTCTGCTCGTGAAATGTTTGTAGAGGATGAGGATGACAGCGAAATGCCTGCTGCAGTAGAAGGCGGTGCAGCAAAAGCACTGCAGGAGGAGGAGGAGGAGACGGATCAGGCAGTTGACGACGTTCCCCCAACTCCTGTGCCAAGTACAACTTCTGAACCCGTGCGACCCCCGTCAGACAAGGCACCAGTTCGTCGTCGCAAGGTTGCGTAAACTTGGGTGTCGCTCGGAGGAGCATAAATAACACCGTCTGAATCAACAAATAAAGTATAAAAAATATCAAACGTAGGCAATTTTTTGTCTGTGATGCATCCCTTGTATAAGTTTGTCGACTGACAGTTTATACAAGATTTGTTGGCATGTTTGTATTCAATTATATCGGCAGGTGTTACAATCTCAAGAGATGTATATGGTTTCAGTTTTTCAGGTGTATCGAGTCCACGACGCATACAATCTTCGTATGCTTCTTCGCTCATGATATTCCAAATGGTTCTATCTTGTGGAGTCCAGTCTTCTTGCAAAAGAGTAGAAAACACGTCATCTCGAAACCAATAACATGTATGTTTTTCCTTAATATGTTCTACGAGACCTACGCGGCAGTCGTTTTCGTACAACCAATATACCTGCATTTCACCTGTAGAAAATTGTGGATCTAAATTGCCACGATAGACTTCTCGACCGTCATAATTGTATTCTTCAATATCTGTATCCAAGTCAAACTCGGTTATATCGCGATTGACTGGGTATACATGTTTCGAATTTCGCGACAACATTACAATTAATGTGTATTAAAGACTCAAAAATTATCCGCATATTTACTTGAAAGATACTACGAGTTTTACATCATGCTTTCGCATGGACTTTGTAGCAGAATGTGATAGTTCGTGACGTTTTTTTCGTGTCGCATTTTCGGGATCCGCTGCCTTCTTACCATCCATTCCTACGGGCATTCGTGTTTCCATGTCAGAGTATACAAGATCTCGATGTGACAATAGGTAGTCTAGAATTTCGTCTTCAATAATCCATGCAAAAAAGTTTAACTGTCCAACAGTTGTTGAAATGCCATGAAAATCAATACGAGCACAACGACAGAATGGATCAAACATTTTTTTTGAATATGCCTTCAGGTGAGACTTGTATGCCAAATATACAATCACATGTCTACCAGTCGCGGTTACATAAGAAACGTTATTCCCCTTTGCATAATTTGTCACAAACCAATCTAGAATGCGCAGTGAAATATTTAATTTTCCTGAAAGAATATCCTTGACTTTTTGAATTCTTTCAAGAGTATAGAACTTGTTTAATCTATGTAGTACCCAATCTTCTTGTGTTGAAATCTCTTTTTCCATATTTAATTACAACTATTTAAAAGCGCGTAAGGTCCTTCGTGTCGTATAGTTGACTCTTGTACTTGCCAAGTCCCATTACATTTAATTCGTCAGAGGTGTTAATTTCGTCACACCCATTGTCTTGACACTTTCTTCCTCGATATCCAATAGGTAATTTAATCCCATCAGTCATGGTGTAATAATCCCACTTGTTCTTGTTGTGGGGATTTGGTCTACCAAACAGTGGTAACATTCCTGCGCGGTCTTGACCCTGTAGAAATCCAACCTGTTGATAATTTGAATTTAAAACATATGGATTGTCTCGCTCAGGGGGGTGATACGGGTCTGCGTATACATCAAAGGGATGTTTACGAACGGATGAAAATTTCACTGGACTATCATTTACAATTACCTGTGTAGGGCGATAAACTACTGCAAGGAACAAAAGACCCAACAAGAATATTATAATCATCCAATTTTTTCCCATTATATATTATTAGTCAAAATGGAAAACAGTTGACCCGTGTATAGTAAACACAATGGAACTCTTTCAATTGTCATTAGAATATTCTACACACCTAAATCGCCTGTGCAAACAAATTTGTAGAGAAAACAATTACTCGTACACTAGATACAAGAAGCACGTCTACAAACTTCTTGAGACGGAAGAAGTTGGAAAATTATGGTGTCGACGACGAAAAATCTTTCGAGTTCTTCGAGATTATGGCAAGGCAGATCAGCGTACAGATGGATGGTTGCAAAAACGATCGGAAATGATTACTGCTTCTGAAGTATCAAAGGCATTTCATACAGCAACCCCTGCTGCTCGTTACGAACTCTTGACCTCAAAAGTAACCCCAAAAGACAGGGGGAACGGAGCATCAATAACGGCATGCCTGTGGGGTACACAATTTGAACCGATAGCAAAAAAGATTTATTCAGACATTCAAGGGGGGGCAGAAGTCGTTGACGTGTCGTGTGTACAACATCCCGCCTACAAATTTCTAGGTGCTTCTCCAGACGGAATTGTTCTAACAAAAGATCCACTTGATATTCGTTGGGGACGCCTTGTGGAATTCAAGTGTCCAATTAGTCGTCAATTTACTCAAGAAAGTGCCGTCCCAGACTATTATTATCACCAAATGCAACTACAGATGGAGTGTACCGGAATTGACGAGTGTGACTATGTAGAAGTTCAATTCAAAACCTGTACACAAACACAGTATAAAAATTACAATGAATCTCCGTATAAAGGAATATTTGCTGTTCATGACGATGGAAAAATTACATACAAGGAAGATGAAGAGGACTTTAAAAAGTGGAAGAATTCGCTAGAGGGCGACGAATATCGTATCATATTCTGGACGCTCGGAAATATACGAATTAAAAACATCAAGAGAGACTTTCTTTGGTTGAAAACTCATTTGAAGGACCTGCAGGAGTTTTGGAGCATTGTACAAGAGTGCCGGAAAGACCCCTCTAAAATGGAGCAGTATGTGCCTCAAACTGCCCGACGCGATGCCCCGTCGGAGTCCCTCTTGGTGGACGTTTCGAATCCGGAGCCCGCAGTAAGTTTGTCGTCTGGGAATACGATGATTCTTCGTTTAGACGAGTAACTTTATCGTCAGCGTGGTCTATAAATTCTGGGACACCGAATTTCTCTCTTCCCGAAAAGAGAACGCCAATAATGATTAATACGGCTAGAACTATCCACAAAAGACTGGTGTTTTTCATTATTATAAAACGGATTAAAAGAAATGGCATAATATAGACAACACAAATGAATACAGAAATTCTCATTACCATGCTAAAGTCTCGAGGAGTCAATACAGATGCTCCACAAAACATAGAGAGTGATTTGGGTTCTGTGACAAAATACGATAATGTCCTTGTAATTTCTGGACGTTCTCGTGTGTCAGAAAAGGATATTGGAAATATTGTCAATCTTGTTGCAGAAAACGGAGCATCTACAGGTATTATTGTAGTTCAAGTTCCTCCATCTGAAACAATTGTCAATGCAGTATCAAATGTATCAAACAAGATTCAAATATTTCACAATGCACAATTGACGGTGGACATTACAAGACATAGAAAGGTGCCTGCACATCGAATTCTTTCAAAGGAAGAAATTGAAAAGGTATTTGAGAAGTTTCACATCTCATTGCCTGCCATCACTAAGCGTGTTCAGGACGATAGAATTGTTCTTGATGTAGACCTGCCGTTTTTGCAGCAGTTGGGAATGAGACATAAGGAATACATGCCCCTTCCGTACATTTGGGTTCAAGATGCTCAAGCGCGATGGATTGGTGCAAAACCCGGAGATGTTATTGAAATCATGAGAAAGAGTGAGACGTCTGGGTCAACTCCGTACTATAGATTTTGTGTAGCAAATGTAATATAATGGAAACATTTAACAAGTTGCTTGACGAATACTCTGGAAATTATGTTCAATTTTTGACTACGGGGATTTCTGATTATGAACGTGCATATAAAAATGCACGAGATTTGATTGAAAAAACACTAGACGAAAAAAGACTTCAAGTTGACAAGGAAAAACGAGACATGAAGTACTTTTCAGAGACTTATACGAATGACAATGAACAATTGTCTGGTTTGTTTGATTCTGCATCCGACATGTTCAAGGATGCTCAAAAAATTCAAGATACATTTGAAACTGCAAAACAAAGATATACTGACTTTACAAGTACTCCAGAACCTCCCAAAGTAATAAATGTTTCAAACGGGTATAATCTTCTTTTACGCATAGGCATTATACTTGTTTTGTTGCCGATATTGTTCATTTTTGGATTTTACATGACTACTACAACTGTGTCGTCCCCGCCGATAATACTGACGTTGCCGTCGTTGCCGTCGTCCTAGAAGTAGAGAATGAAGTATATACAAACAGTACAAATACGAGTATCAACAAGACAAGACATGCAATAATGTATCCAAAATAGACCATTCTATCCTGCGTATTTTGAGTTTGTACACTCTGGTTGAGTATTTGTAATTTTACAAGTTCATCCTGGGCATTTTTTAATTCTTCCAATTCCTTCTTGTATTCTTCGAGTCTTTTGCGGAGTTCTGAAATTTTATACTTTCCGTACTCTGTCAATTTTGCCTTGTCTCCTTCCCACATATGAAGAAGTCCTTCTACAATGCGTTGCAGACGCTGATTTTCCTTTTCAAGTGTAGAAATGAAATCTGCGCGCTTGTCGGGGGGCGATTCAAGTCCCAATCGTACCAGTCGAACATAACCTTCACTAACTATTTTATACTGCTGCATTGCCGATGCTAGTTGTGCAGAATTTGTTTCTTGATATACCTCGCTATCCATTATATTATTTCTACTATATAATGTCGTCTGTTATTTCGTCCATTCTCGTTGGAACGGCAAACGGATGTTCTTGTGTAGGATACCAAGCACCTAATAAAAAACAGGTTACCATGAACTCATCAGACATTACACATATTCGCAAATTGCAGGTACTGGGCGTGACAACCTCCACGTCGTCCCTTCAGGTTCAAGATCATCCTAAAATTGATTATAGACAACTTTCCGACATTCGTCTGGGAAATAGACTTGTCGTACCTACCTCAAAATTTGTCGGACAGAATTTCCAGTAAGTAATATAAGAGATGACGGAATATCGTCAGAAGTCTGATTCTTTATTTAACTATGTAAAGAATCAACTTTTACAGTTTGGAAATTGGATCAATGTGCCCGGACAATTGCAAAGGGTATCTTCTTCTACAGGGGGGTATGTTTGGGGGGTAAACGTGCATAACCATGTCTGGAGATGTCGCGAACCGTGTGACGACGCCGAGTGGAAACAAGTTCCTACGCCATCAGGTATTGTAGGAAATATAATAGATATTGCAACAGATTCACAGTATGCGTATATTTTGTACGATGCTGATGAAAAGGTAGAAGTAAATCGAGACATAAGCAAGAATGACCTTGTTACGGTACAAAGTGAAAACTATTACTTTGGAAGAAATGGACTGCAGTCAAGTCCTTTGAAACTACGTGTTGCATATTTGTCTGGAAACCAAATAGGATTCAAAACAGAGGATGGGTTTTGGATTACCGCATTTCCAGAAGGATTGTTTCAAGCAATATATCCTAATGAAAATCCTGGCACTTGGGAATTATTTGGATGGTCTCCTGGACCATCGACTGCCATGACTTCGGCACATGGAAATATTAAAATAACTGGTCAGGGAACATTTGGTTATGGAGAACCGCCAAGTCTTTTTTCAATCCGAAAGGACGTTCAAACAGAAACAAGACGAAAAAGAAAATTTGCACGAATTTCAATCGACGGATTTGGAAACTGGGAAAGTTATGACGCACAGGGAGATGGTACTACTTTAGGTATTTCTGATTCTTTCCTATTTGTTGGAAAAAAGGGTTGTGCGAAACCGTGTACAACTGGAAATTGGGTAGATGTTCCGCAACCTCCAGGAGAGGGACTAGATCAGGGAACCTTTTCTGCGAGTCCTGGAAATGTATATAATATCAAATTTACAAACGGAACATATCGCACGTACAGGGGCACTGGAACAGGTCAGGGTAGTTGGGTAGAAGTTCCTGCGTTACAAAATAAGATTCCACTTGCAACATCTATTGATAATAAAGCAATTTATGCTACTCCGACGGATCCTTCGACGTATGGAAATCTTGAACGATGTTCGTATCCATATGATTCTGCATCACAGTGTAAAAACATTAGCACAAGTGGAAGAAAGATCCAGTCTGTCACTGTAAATCCCGCAACAAGTCGCGTATGGATTACAACTAAAGAATCTGCTAGCAACGGCAATATATTTCAACGTCTAGATGATGAAGATCCCTCTGCAATTATAAGCGATGTTGAAACCAGAGAGCAAGGATTGCAACGAGACGTCAATTCTCTCGGAGGCGAAATTCGAATTACACAAGCAGAAGTAACATCTGGTAAACTTCGTAAAGAGGCATCCGACGTTATTCGTGAAGCAACCAATCTAACAGGAAATATATCGGGCGTATATGAAGAATCCGATAAATTAAAAAGCGAAATTACTCAAGCAAAGAAACAGACTGCTGGATACAAGAATAAAATGTTACCTCTACAGATTTTGACATTTACATTGGCAGTTGTATTATTAATTTACCTTGTTGCCGGTTTTGTGCTACCTTCTACGGTAACATCTATTGTTGCAGTCTTGGCCCTTGCCGGTGGGTTAGCAGCAGCAATATACTTTGCTGTTGTCTCTAAATAATGACGGAAGCAGAAGTAGCAAAAGCATTCAAATATTATCAAGATGCTGCTCGTAACCGAGATGCAGAACCTGAAATATTTGAGGGTGCTCGTATTCGATATTATACATTAAAAAATGGAGACGCTTGGTTACAACAGGAGAAGAAGAGACTTCAAACTGAGAAATTACAACCCGTTCTTCAAGAATACAGAAATCAATATCAGTCGCTTGAAAATGAGACACAAAAACTCAAGGGATATACAGATTCGATTTCAAATATACGTGACAAGCAGTCAAAAATAAAGGACAATCTTTCTGGCAATTTGCAATTCTTCAAAAACTACTTGGAGGACAAGAAGACGAATGCTTTGAATTACGACAGGTATGTTGAAATGACCACGCCCGGATTTGTTGAATACAGTCAGGGAGTCAATGCAAATCCAATTGTATCGTATTTTGCAGGGTTTCCTTCATCATTTAGCATTATTTTAGACGTCTTTATAGGATTTATGGTATTATTACTGCTTGTTCTAGTCATACGAAAAGTAAGACCCGCCGTACTAGCAACTCTGATTCCTTCACAAATAATACCTTCTACATGAATAATGAAAAACATTCTCCTGTATCCAACATCCAATTCATTAATCAATACATTTCTTCGGTCGATTGTTTTGATTCTTGTAATGATTTTTGGATTCAAAACTACATTTTATTCTGCATACTGGGGGGCAGTTATTCATGATGCGATATCATTGACGATTATACATTATTTAGGTGTTTTTTAACAAACTTACATATGGAACATTTTTTTTGGAAAGAACTACCTGTTATAGATGGAAAATTCACAATTCGTCAATTGTTGTCAACATACTTGATTGAAAAAATACAGGGTGTTTTTAATTTAGATTCTGAAATTATAGCATTTACAAATGTACCATGTACAAAAATATTTATTCTAAAATTTCAAAAAGATGAAGAAATATTTGTTGTACAAGATTATTACTATATAGAAGAAATGTTTAACAATGGAAAAAACTTTAATTTTACTTCTCATTCTATTGAATATACTGAATGGCATGATGGACAACGATATTCCAATGTAGAGAGTTATACCAGAGATAAATTATTAGAATTAAATATGGTTCCTAGAGAACTTATAGAAGGTCTTCGTATGCGAAGAGACGACGGTAAAATTGTAATTTATACTGGCGAAACCGTTAAAACAGATTCGTAAGAAGACAGAAAAAAAGTAGTCCCGACCTTAAAAAGTAGAACACGAGTCTAAATGGATCCGTTTATGAAGTTACTGATTGATAAAGCATTGGAGATTGAGAGGTCTAATGAAGTGATTCAGACTGCTCTGGATGAAATTTACGAAAAACTTACCGTTCGTCCAATTCAAAGACGGTTTCGGCAATGGTTTTCTTCTTTGCACTACGAAGATGATATACGAATCTACAACGGTCTGCGATGCTATCGGAAATATTGTGAATGTTGTTATCAATAATAACAGGGATGAATAGATGATAAAAAACCACATAAAATACTAAAAAAAAGTTTTAAATTGGATTTGACAGCATGCGTGTTTGATATTTGAATCCTGGTATGGCAACTTGAATAAGAAAGATTTCAATGTAAACTAATTTTACTTTTTAATTTTGATTTGGTCAAGATAACATTCCCTGCACAATGGTTCATACTTGTCTGCCCCACCAATAAGAACCTGATCCCTGTCTTGGACTTTTCGATGAGAGAATATGGCAGGTGTTCCGTCAGAACACCGACAACATAGTGCAGTTAACTTTGTAACCTTGTCTGCAAAGGGGATGCATTGCAGGATTGTACCAAAAGGTTTGCGATTGTAATCGCCGTCTAGACCAACTACGATTACAATCTTTTTGAAATTGTCAACCATAGATCGTACAAAGGGCACCAAATCGTCAAAGAACTGTGCTTCTTCAATAATGATAACCTTTGCCTCTGTGACTTCAAAATCGAGTTCCATAAGAGGGTTGATTGATAAGACACATTCGAACCGAACTCCATCGTGACTTACGACTTCTGGTAGCAGGGAATAACGTTTGTCATTTGTTGGTTTAATTACAACAACGGAAACACCAATACTACTATATCGTTTTACAATAGAATATACATACGACGTCTTTCCAGAAAACATGGGACCAATAACAATTTCAAGACTCATTTTGCGTATATGGATAACAGCAGTATATTATTGTTAATCCGTTTTATAATGAATAGCGCATCGGAAATTGTGCGAATTTGGAAAGAGATCAATGATGATAGTATTCCACTCGACCTACGAAATTTGAATCTTCAAACACATCCTACAATACCTGACAATGTTCGAGTTTTGTTTCTAAACGGAAATGAATTAACAGGGTTGTTTCTTCCTGATTCAATTGAAATTCTTGATGTGTCTATGAATAAAATTCGATTCATTCATCATCTTCCAAAAAATCTAGTAGAATTTTATGCCGAGAATAACTACATTAGTGAAATAGTATACTTTCCCAACAACTTGGAACATATACGTCTATGTTCAAATAAATTAAAAAGAATTCCAGATCTTCCAAACAGTCTACGATCCCTGTATGTTTCAAATAATCTCTTGAAACAGGTTCCTTCGTTTCCGAAATCTCTGGCGATACTTGATATTTCGTATAACAAGATAAAAGATCTTCCTGTTTTTCCTCCAAACTTGAAATATACATATCTCACAGGTAACTTACTTTCATACATTCCATCAGACCTGCCCCGGTCACTGCGAGGAGGAACATTTTCGTATAGAAATGCACTTCCCGAATTCATGTGTCAAGATTCTAATTTTCCGCATATTCGTGGAAGGGAAATAGAGTTGTATCGTTTGAAACTGAAAAAGGCAGAAATGATGCGTTGTAAACAAAAATGCGATCTCATACGAGAAGAAATCATGAAGATAACATGGGATCCTGAAACACCACGAGGTAAATACAATGTTCTAAATTTGTTAGACGACTAAACGAGGACTAATGTGCATTGCTTCAAGTTCCTGCAACCACAATTTTACTGCATACGGAATTGTCTTGTATTCCAATTGTGTTTTGCTGCCGCAATTTCTGCACTCAAACATCTTATCCTTTTCATTCATGACTGCAAGACTTCCACACTTGTTACATGTTCCTGTAGTGAATGGATCTGACACATCCATGAGACGTTCCTTGGCAAATGACGAAATGCCGTGTGCAATAAAGACATCTCGTTCCATCTCTCCTACGCGCAACCCCCCGTCTCGTGAACGACCTTCGCAGGGTTGACGAGTCAGAGAGACAATTGGACCCTTTGAACGCGAATGTGCCTTGTCAATTACCATGTGCTTTAGTCTCTGATAATGTGTGGTTCCAATAAAGATTTCCACTTCCATCATTTCGCCCGTCATTCCATTGTACATGATTTCATTGCCATATGGATGAAGACCAAGATTTACCATGTGCTCTCGTAATTCAGGGAGTCCGAGATGTGTATACGGCGTTCCATCGCCAAGAGTTCCAAGTCGTGTTCCAATGCGTCCATACATTGTCTCCAACAATTGTGCAATTGTCATGCGAGATGGAATTGCATGTGGATTCATGATAATGTCGGGACGCAAACCAGATGCGGTAAATGGCATGTCGCATTCGTCAAGAATCATACCACACGTTCCCTTCTGACCCGAACGTGACGCAAACTTGTCTCCAATCTGCGGAATACGCTCAGATACAACTCGCACTTTAACAAACGGGTATCCGTCCGAATTCTTGTCCTTCCAAATGCCGTCAATACGAGCAGGTTCTGAATTCTTGTGTGTTGTGGACAAATCACGATACAAATAACCGTGCGGATCGCTCTTGACATTTACAATCTTTCCAATGAGAACATCATTTTCGTGAACGACTGCATTTTTCATGGGAATTCCCGATTCCTGAATAGCAGAATAAGAACTATTCTTATAACCTCGAGTAGTCTCCTGCTTTGGACGAGAAAAGCGCTCTTCGCGACCAGATGCAACGTTGCGATGCTCTTCATCTTTATACAGGGTATAATAGAGTCCTCGCATAAATCCACGATGAAGACTACCTCGGTTGAGAATTACAGAATCCTCTTGGTTGTACCCCGAATAACATGCAATTGCCACAATGGCATTGCAACCAGATGGCATTTCATGCATTTTCAAAATATCCATAATTTGCGTCTCAACAATTGGACGTTCGGGAGAACATAGCAGGTAGGCATTCTTGTCCAGACGTTTTGTAAAATTGGAAACATACATGGACATGGATTGTTTTGCCATGGCAGATTGATATGCATTGCGAGGAGATTGATTGTGATTTGAAAGAGGAATCATGGATGCCATGTGACCAAGAATCATGTGTGGATGAATTTCACAGTGTGTATGGTGCTTTCCAATTTCGGTTGGAAACATGGCAATTTGTACAACTTCGGATTCATTGGCATCAATGTATTCAATACAGGTCTTGACCCAATCGTCCCAATTGTCTGACTTTGGAAAATCCAGTATCTTGCCATCCTTGACCCGAAATACTGGACGAACCAAGCGACCTGCATCCGTCTCAATTAGAATTTGATTTTCCATAATGTTCCAGGCAATGGAAGTATGCGGATGAAGCGAACCACTGTACTTGGCATTTTTTAGTTTTGTTTGGACGGTAAGGGGGTCATCCGTGTATCCAATTACGGCACCATTCACAAGAATGACTACATTTCCTGTTGTCCAAATATCTGACAACCATGTAATTTCTGGAATTTCATATAGAATTTTCAAGATTGCCAAGGACGGAACGTGCCCTGAAATTGTTGCCAAAAGAGTCATTGTCTTTACAATACCAACCGAGTGACCTTCTGGCGTTTCTACAGGACATACAAACCCCCACGATGTTCCGTGAAGTTTTCGAGGTGCCAAGATCTTGCCAGATTTTTCAACAGGTGTTTGAATACGACGAATGTGTGAAAGCGTTGCATTGTACGACATGCGATTCAATACCTGTGAAACCCCCGATTTTGTAGCATTGGAAAGCGAAGTAGAGTTTGAAGTGCCTAGACCCTGAACAGTAAAGTTTCCAGTTGCCAGTGCTTGTTTGAGTTTGCCTTCGATAGAAGACACCTTGATAATCTTGTAAAGATTGGAAACTGCCAACACATCAAGCGGTTTGTTACTCTTCTTCCAATTGTCATTATTGATTTCGTGAACAAACTTGCTCCGAATATCTTTACACACCTTTTGAAACAATTGACGAAACAAGTGTGTCAAGAGAGCACCCGTAGTAACAACTCTCTTGTTTGGATAAGAATCGCGATCATCCTGCGGTCGTTTTCCATAATAAACATTCATGAGACGCTCAAGCATGGACACCATAGTTTTTACTTTCCGAACATTATGAATGCTCTTCTTCTTTTCACCCGCCAAATCAACATGTGGTAGAAATTCCGTCGTCAAGAGTTCTCGCACGTGAAAACGTTTATCCTCTGTATTTGGGGGATACTGCAAGTAGTGAGTTAAATACTCGACTGCATCTTCTTCTGTAAAGATGTTCAAATCTGCACATTCTTTAAAAGATGCTGCCAAGAAATCACTTGACTCTGGCAGCAAATTATATACTTCCTTGTCCTTGAGTATTCCCATACAACGAAAGAAGACCATTAGTGGCAGGTCTTCGCGAAAACGTGGCAAACAGACTACAATTGGGTATCCAAGACCATTGAACTTCGAAGAGATGCGCATTTCAAACTTTTTGGGGGGCAGGGTGAAACTTTCGTGTAGACTCTTCATTTCTACAGAATGACTGTACTTTGTAGTCGTCTTTTTTGTTAGGAAAGTCATGATTCGATTGTCTGCAATCTTTTCCTGTGACAAGATCGTTCTTTCGCTTCCGTGAATAATGAAGTAACCGAGAGGATCGTGTGGACACTCTCCAAGTTCTTCCATAGACATTGGAAAGTCCTTCAAGACACACAGTGAAGAACCCAGCATCACTGGAATTCTACCAAGAGATATGCCTTCAAACTTTTTTGTTTCTTCATTAAACTTTGATAGATTTTCTCCGTAATACGATCGTACTGTTAATATAATGTCTGCAAACATCTGAGACGCATATGTAAAATTACGAATGCGTGCTTCGTAAGGAAGCATTGTCTTTAGACGTCCCGTTGCTTCTTGGATGCGGGGTTTTATATAACTAACATTATCAAATGATAGGCGAAATTCGTACTTGTATTTCTTTGTTGCGTCATCCTGTTCATGCCACACCACAATCGGCGGGGTTGAACGAAGAATCAATGGAATCTTGTTGTAAAGAAAGTCTTCAAACGGTTCAATTTGCGCCTCGGAAAAACGAGAAATGCCGTGCTTGAAATACGATCGCACTGCTTCCATCCTGTTCTTATAACGAGCATCTTGTCTGTAAGTTTTATTCCGTTTTGATTAAATAATAGTATGTCAATGGCACCGCCGCCAGGTACCCAAATAACCATTATTAAGGAAGAAGACCCCGCATTTGCAGGAAGGGACCCGAGCATGGACAAGTATACGATTACGAATCCTGTACCGCCGTATAATCCCAATCTATCCGTCGGAAATCCAAAGACGGGAGGAAAAAGAAGACGTCAAACTAGAACATTTCCAAAGGGCATTCTTCGCAAGACGGCAAGAATAGTACCTACACACAATCCATCCAAAGCGCCACCCACAAGGAAATCGGTAAAAATAATGACTATTCGCGGTATTGAAAAGGCGCGTAAAACTGCAAAGCAGCACGCCATGAAGGCAGACATTGGAACAATACGGAAAAAGTTGATTGAAAAGAAGATTATATCTCCAGACAAGAAGAATGTACCCGTCTCTGTTTTACGATCACTATATGCCGATTCTGTAGGTGCAGGACTTCTATCGTGATAATTTCCTCATCATTTTTTAATGACAAAATACTGGGGTCCACTCGGTTGGATGACTCTACATTCTATTTCTGCATGTTATCCAGACAATCCAAATGTATATGAACGAGAACTTGTATCACAATGGTTTTCCTTCTTCAAAGATACATTGGTGTGTCCGTCGTGTCAACAACACTTTGAAGAAATGTTTTCGGGATACGTAAAGCGAAATCCAAACTGGAATGCGTCTCGTAAAAATTTACTAGAGTTTGTCTTTCGTGCGCACAATACGGTAAATACCAGAATACATAAGAAGATTTATTCTTTTACAGAGGGCATTGCTGAATTAAAAAGAATACTTCCAGAAAACACTGCCGTCTCAAAAAGGAGAGAATATCTTGTGTACATTCGAGCAGATTGGATGAGAAACATGACGTTACAAGCCATTTCAAATGCTCCAAAATTAAAGGAACTTTACAATATTGAAGACAGTTACTGGTCTACAAGGACATTTGTCTGGGATGACCTGCTACAATTTTCGGACATTAATACGTCTCCAATTTTACACAGTTTAAGCGTATTAAATAGTACACCGAATATTCCAAAAATTGTCGCACCAACCAAACCTTTTTCCATTATCAAGAATGGAAAATTTGGACGCTTGTCAAGTCTTCGGTAGGTAGACTAATTCGTGGTTCTGTTTCCCACTTGTACTTTCGCATCCATGGGTGTCTTGTATCGGTTTCTTCATCGTATAATTCATCAGGAAATACGCACAATTTTTTTGCTTGGTGAATTGATTTCCTAGGCAATATAAACTGCAAGTGTTTGGTCAATGTCCAGGGAGAACTTGAAGACCAAGCAATTTTTGGTTCTGAATATTTTACAATTTGCGACACCAGAGGTGCTTCTGGATAACTATAATAAAAACTCCAATCAGGTGCCTTGTTTTCAGTAAAATATCTATACGTCCAATGGACTATTTTCCAATAACATTCTACTACCTTTTGGTCATTTTGTATCCCATCTTGAATGTGTAAATTATACCTGCGTTCCAACCAGGACCCGTCGGGAACAACTACTGCAAGTTCAGGTATATGAGCGCGCTTGGGAACATGCTCAAGATAATACGGCAATTCTTGTAGAGCAGCAGTCTCAAAAAAACGTCTTCGACCTTCCGCAGTCAATACATCTGGATTACCTGCTTGTGAATACAATTGTAGCATTCGGTCATAACCTCCTTCTCGGAGAGAAAAAAGTCCAATATTGGGAACAAAATCATTTCCTAGACACATGATGGATAACATGATATATTGCCGAATAGGAATACCCACTTCAAGATTGCTGACATTCAATACTGAAAATCCCGGAGTTTCGTCATTTAGGTTAAATGTTTGATTTTCGCGAAGCAACCAAAAAGAACGAGGAAGCGCCAAATCACACTGCGCCAAGGATAATAAAATTAAATCAGCATCGAGACCATAGATACAGATACTTCTACGTTGTTCCTTTTCAAGAGTTCGCAACCATTCAAAAATCTTGTGTTCTCCTTCTCCCGGTTCCGCGGTATCGGATAGAATGACATTTGGAAATTTTGACTGTATGGCACTCTTCAAATCCTTCATATACGGCGTTCCAGGAGAAATTTGATGCCTATCAAAATCAGGATCAGCGTCTCCTTTTTTAAATCTACGATATCTCTGCTGTACAATTTTTGCAGACGGAACTGTTCCATCCATTGCAATGTACATGTACTTTCGAGGACTACATGTTTCGCAGAGTATAGTATTCAATGCCTCCATGACAGAATTCACTGGATTCTTATTGTCAATGTAATTATGAATCAAACAATTAAAATCAATAGCAAGAACATCGGGTTCAAGTTTTACACGAACTCGAGAAACAACTCCCCTATGGCGTTTAATTAGTGAAACAAAGTAAAATGGAATTCCCATACTATATTTATACAAGTCACATACCTGTAAAATGATGCAACCTACTCTTCGATTTTCGAATTCAAGACCGAAATGAAATCTTCTACACTGAGTATTACTTTATACACCCCAAACTTTATTTTATTTTTTAAAACCGGGTCTTCTATTGGTAGACCGCTTTCATCAAAGTATGTTTCTGAACAATCTGATTCAATTAACAATTTCGGATTGCCGTTACTCCAATAGTATTTTTTTGTATTGTCTGGATAATATATTCTTTCATAATTGCCATTTTGATACCATGCTTCATATGTGTGTTCTCTCTTAATGGACGACGGTTTACCATTATCATACCACCATTCCTCCAACTTCTCCTGCGGTTTCGATCGGCAAATCATCAATCCGGTATCGTTAAAGTAACTTTTTTCAGTGGGACTTTCAATACACCGAGTCTTGCCATTTTTCCACCAAACTTCCTTACGACCATTACTAGAAAGTATACTCTTAATTTCTCCAGTTTCATAATAGTTCTTCTCTGTCAGGTCTTCAAAAATTACACGCTTTACATTCCCCGCAGGCCAGTATGAAACGAATGTTTTTACTCCGCTCATTTTTGAAATATTATCGTCAATTGCTTTTAAACATCTCTGCAAAACGGATTTTTGTGTAATTTGTATACATACTGTAAAATGTCTTCTTATCAAGAAATGTATTGTAAAGCATATACGCCCGAGGAACTTTTGGAATTTATCAAGAAATGTAGTCGCGATGTTGAAACAATATATAGGCGTCTTGGAATACACAAGAACACGCCAATTGATCCCGACAATACTCATGATGAACGTGCAATTTGCATCATCAATTCGTGGAAGTCAAAGGCAGTTGAAAAATTAATTGATATTATTAAGTAATATGCGCGGTGGTCAGTTTGCTCCTGCTCCGACTCTTTCTCAACAGATTGTTTCCTTCTTTACAAGCATTCCTGCTTTTCTAATGAAAAATTGGTGCTATGTTGTCTCGGGACTAGCAGCATTGTTTTTGGTCTTGTACATTATGAAACCGACGCAGGTTATTGCCCCTGTAAAAGAGAAGATGTGCAACTCTTGCCCGAAACGGTGAATATGACTCGCTTCTTCCAAGTAACCTTGTTAGGATCGTAGAAGTATTCCAAATTTACTTCTTGACTGGCATATCCTGAATTTTCACATGTAATCATACAGGACAATTCAGGACACCAAATTCGCCGCGAACTAACGATAACACCTGTTAACTTTTTTCCTTCATTCATGAGACTTGCAAATGTAACGTCTCTTTTAAATTTTTTGGAATATTTTTGTAACCTGTTTAATTCCGTGCTACAGTCATCGACGAAATCAATACACTTGTATGCAAGTTGATTTATACAATCCGCAAACCTACGAATTGGCGATGATGCATGACAATATATTCCACTCATACTCCAATGAAGACTGCCCGCAGATATAGGATAATATTGAGCACTCGAATATCCCAGATATTCTGGAAGACCAATTTTTCTATAGTGTTCCACCTTTTCCATATCGGGGGCACTGTGACCGCGCAAAAGACCCATACCCATATCAGAAAGGCAGGCAGCAAACATTTTGTTGTAGTAAATCATTAATTGCTCTATCCATTCGTGTGGATCGTTACTTTCTCGTTTTGCCAAGTGTGATGCCAACCTTTGCAATTTATTTGAATATTTCCACTCCTTGCATGATTCATATGTATAACTTTTTTTGTTAATAATGACAATTTCTTCAAATCGAGAATTCATAATTGTATTGTCTATAAATTCAAATATCAACGCAATACCAAGTCTTTTTTCATCTGGAACAAGAGACATGGCATGCTCGTGAGGAAACAACTTGCGAACAGAATTTCCCTCTCGATACAATGTTTGTCCAATATGAAGTGCTTCCTTCATCCAGGGATTGCATTGTATCCATTCACCAACATCTGCAATTGTAATGGCAACATGATAATCCCAGAAGGAAATACAGTCGTCAATGTCTTGACATCCAACGGGGTCTATATTCACTGTATCTACGTCCAATATTTTTCGATTCATAGACGGCAATGTAACCTTTGGTAGGGATGATGGCCAATAGTTTGGTGTGTATGCATATTCAATCGCACGAAGTTCTGCTTCAAGAATACCGCAATCGCCAAGATAATGCAAAATGTTGCCACGTGGAATCTTGTCGTCATTGACCTTTTCTGCTACAACCAAAATGTTCTTTTTTGGATTTTTGATGGAACAACCGCATATGAGTTGGGGTAAATCTTGATTTATAGGAGTCAATAAGTACATGGGCACACCTCGTGAAGTCATGCCATATTTGGTCTTGGAGAGGACGTCAAGAACGCCCGCAACTTTCATTTTTCAAGTAAAAAAAGTATACATTGAAATGCTTCCGTTTTACATTAAACTCGCAAGTAGAGACTATCTGGAACAACAATTCCGCGAACAATACTCTGGCGAATGTCTCGCAACTTTTCAAGTGTTTCAAAGTCTCGCGTAATGGTTGCCATGTTCACGTATTCATCTGCAATGTTGGAAATTTTCAATAGTGCCTTTGTCAAGTTTCCTTCGTAGATTTCGTATTCTGAACACAATACAGGCAATTCTTCCCCATGCATCCATCTGTATACAACTTCTGACCAATAAGAGTGAATTTTCCAATATCTTGCTGGACTCTTTTCATCTATTTTCTCAAACGCACGTGCAAGTTCTTCCGTCTTGTTAATTGCCGTTTTTATGGCGGGGACTACATTTAATGGCGGTTCTTCGTCTTCTTCAATGAAACACGCGAAATAGGAAACGAGTTCTTCACGAGTCAATGAATTCAAATGACTGTCTTGGTACATTTTTGACAGGAGAAGAGGATGTCCTTCATTAATTTCGCTTGCCAGAATCCCAAGGGATGTAAGTTTGTCATCTTTTACAAATCCCATTGTTTCAAGATAATCCAGAAAGCAATTCTTGTTAGACATTTGTTTTTCAATATCATGTTTCATCTTGTTTACCAGTACTTCATTTTGCTTGTAATTCTTGTATGACTTCCAATAATTGTCCCACACCGGACTTTGACGTTTATTCTTCCACTGTTCTAATTTTCTCTGTGCATCCTTTCGTGCGGCATTTGTCGTCGTCTTCATCAATCCTTCGTACATGTCTCGCTCTTCAAGATCTGCAAAGGGAATGTCTGGACGAACAGACAACTTTTTTATTTCTTGTTCAATTTCTTCAATTTCAAGTTTTCGTAGGCAGTTCCAGTACGAAGAATCTTGTATGGAAATCCAAGAACGATTCAAAAGTAGACTTTTGATTAGAAAGTCGTAATGAAAATCAAGACGACTACAGAGTGACTGTTGCTTGCCAGTTGCCATCTTTTGAACATTTTCAAGTGCTTCCGGTCTTCTATCGGGCAGATACATTACAATTCCCTCTGTATCCTTGCCGCGTCGTCCTGCTCGTCCTGCCATTTGAATGTATTCATCCGTTCGTAGCATACGAAGACCTTCGTCGTCGTGTTTTTGGAAACTAGTAAACACGACCGTCTTTGTGGGCATGTTGATTCCTACGGCAAACGTTTCTGTTGCAAAGAGTATACGAACAAGTCCTTTACTAAATAACAATTCTACAATTTCTTTTAATAATGGAAGAAGACCGCTGTGATGATATGCTATACCTTTCTGTAGGAGTTGTAGTATTACTTGGTATTGTTTCGTGGTTTGCAGTTCCGTTCCGTACCTTGAAAGATGAAACCCGAGAATCTGGCGAACAGACGCAGACTCCTCGTGCGTTAAAAGATGATCCTCCACCTTCAGAGCATACTCTTCACACTGACGACGAGAAAAGACAAAGAATAATGCGGGAAGTAAATTACTTGATTTAAGTTTCTCGATTGTCTTGTTCATTTGAAAGACAAAGGATTTGCCCGTGTTTTCCTTTGCAACTACGGGATCTTCGTAACCTCCAGCACGTCGAGACTGAACCTTGTCAACCTGTTTGCGTTTATTGTCATTTTGATTCTTTTCATGAGTCAAGTATCTGTTGTACGCATCCTTGTAAAATACATTTGAATTGTCCATGAAAATTTCAAATGTATCGCCACAATAAACTCCGTGCTTGAGTGGCACGACACGATATTGGGTAGAAACGAGCATTAAATTTCGTCCCTTGAGGCGTGCCAACCATTCACCAAACAATTCTGGACTGTCAATTGTAGCAGACAATAGGATAACTTTAATGTGCGCAGGCAGAAGAATGAGAGTCTCTTCCCACACTTTTCCGCGTTCTGGATCCATGATGTAATGAAATTCATCAAAAACAACTGCATCGACATTTTCAAGAGACAACATTGCCGTCGTTCCAATGTTTTCTGTTGAAGTTCCCATTTTAAAGAGCAAATTTCGCAAAATCTCTGTAGTCAAAATGACAATGTCAGATTGGGGAGCAAACTTGATATCGCCCGTCATGATGCCTACGCGAGACCCGTGAATTTCCTTGAGATCGTGAAATTTTTGATTGGAAAGCGATTTAATAGGAGTTGTATAAAAGACACGCTTTCCTTTTGAAAGAGAATACTCAATTTGATACTCTGCAACAAGTGTCTTTCCACTTCCCGTCTTTGCAGTCACCATGACATTTTCTTCATCTTGAATGCTCTTGATGGCAATTTTCTGAAAGGGATCAAGAGGAAACTTGTAATTAGTAGTCACCTCTGGAGCCTTGGATAGATCTCCAAGTTTCAACATTTTATAATGATGTATTAATGAAAATTATAGTAAGGATTCGTTTTGATATTAATAACGTCTGTGAGTTTTACGACGACGCGTGGTGCGGCGGCGACGACGACCGCCTTCAGTCTCCGTGCCCGGAGTAAAAGGAACCTGCGCAGGTTGACCTCCCTTAGCAACGGGCGCTAGAGGATGAACGTCTGCACCACCATGCAGGAGTTCAGACCCCGGGTTTTGGTAAGACGCATCCGGGAGATACTTGAAACGACCCGCACCATCGGATAACTCAGAACCCGTGTACGGACCGCCAGTAAATCCGTACAACTGACCTCCGCGATGCCGAGCGCCGCCCATGGGACCCATTTTCTCCATATACGTTCCGCCAGTGTGTTTCTTGTACGTCTTCTTTGCCATCTTTAAAACTGCACTCAGAGGCAGTCCCCGATGTGCCTTCATTGTTGCCTTTACATGTTTCATCCAGGCCGAGCGCTTGCCACCTTCCATTTATATTTCTTTCAACATTATTTTACACCTGCGATGGTATAATCAAACATTGGAGATGTCATTCGCTTGGGTTGGAAACTTAGCGCTGGATCTTGCGGTTTCGGTTTTTCATAAGTTAACGGTTTATAACGCAGTATTTCAGGTTTCACAGCAAACGAACTTTCCAAAAACTTGCCAGTATAAACTTCCATTGCATTGTCCAGACTACCATATGCCATTGCAACCCACTGACATCCATATGAATAGCAAATTTCGGGGTTTTTGTTTTCAAACGTCGTTGTATCCAAGTCGGGAACAACTAGAGTGATATTTCTCTTATTGTATTCAATGAGTTCGTCAATGTCATAGGTTTGCGATGCCTGTGAATACGTAAGTCTTCGCATATTGGAAGACGACCATGACATGTTGACAAGTTCATCCATGCCATTGCCCTTTATATTTTCGCCACTTACAATGATAAGTTTTCCCATAAGATCACAAATGGGTTCCAAGGCAAGATTTTTGCGTTGATAACTATACGACGAATCCAACATGAATTTGCGAAGTGTTGTTTTGAGAACTTCTGCACATTGATTTAAAAAGGCATTGTCGTTTGTTTGGAATACTAAAGAAAGAACGAATGGATTCTTGTATCCAATTGTCGCATCTGCAGAAAATATAGTATTTGCCAACATAACGCAACAGTCTTCTAACTTTACAGTGTTATATGTTGTCATTTTACCCGTCTTTTTATTTGCCAGACCAACAACTGGAATTTTGTTCACACTGTAAACAAACAATTCAACCAACCGAGCACCTCCACGGACAACTTTTGACAGGGATTCTGTTGTAACGTATGTGTATACAGTATTTTTTGGAAGAATAGATGAACCACTTGCTGCCATGTAATAGTCGCACAATGTAAATTCATTTGGACACCCGATCGGTGCAGGTTTTATAAGGTCTGAATATACATTTAAATTTTTGGTTAGTTGCGAGTCACTTGGTGGCACGTTGAATAACTTTAGAGATGCATAAATCGCAAGAGCAATGCCCCCCAACAGTATGCCTCCTATGAATGTTAATGTAATGAGTGTTCTTGTATCCATTATCTATTTACGAAGTTTATATTGAAAGAACATGGGTCGCATCATCATTATAATGTCATCTGGAACCTGCTTGTCCATTGGAATATCAAATAGACAACAGTGTAAAAAATAAATACAATACATCCCACATTGTGCATTCTTGTATTGATGACGAATCTTATTGTACTCCAATTTCATTGGTTTTTTGAATATTTTCATGTCGTCAATTTGTTCCTTCCATCGTTTCATAAGTCTCTGAATTTCTTCTTCGGGTTCTCGTCCATATGAATCAAAAAAGACCATTTTTGGGTATTCAAGTTCGGATCGCACATCTACAAATGCTGCAATCCAGTGTTCTCCACCTTTATCATGGGGGTCTGTATTGAATACAATGCCTATTTTTCTATATCCCTTTCTGTACAATTCAGAAAGAGACAGGGAGCACAGCGAAGATACTAGACATTTTCCAGTTTCATTGTGCAGGTCAAAATCAATAGGAACGCTTCCGACATAATAATAATCGGGTATTATTTTCTCGTAATACTTTTGACACTGGTCAATGTCGTCAGAAGACAACCATTCTTCTGAATTTACAGACCAAGACATGGGTGCATTTGGTTTTTGAACCAGTGCATGAACTATACATTCGGGCGTTCCAGACGCACATGCATCCCTGAGTCGTCTTGTTATTTCAGACCAGACATTGGGACCCTTTTTAATGGGTTTTTCGTGCGGATGTTCTTTATTGTAGGCAACGCGAAGACTTTCTACTTCGGCAGGGTCCATTATTCCTTCAAAACGGATTATTCATTTCGAGACTTTTGAACAATCATACAAAAATGGCAGCAACGACTTCTATCGATCAGCGCGACCTTATCAAGTGTGTTCGCAATTTTCGCAGCATTGACGATAAACTCAAGGATCTCAACAGGCAACTCTACAAGTTGCGTGAAGACAAGAAGTTTATTGAGAATGAAATGTCTGACATTTTGAAGCGTACTCATTTTCAAAGCATTTCAAAGTTGGAAATTCAAGACGATGGATCTTTTATCAAGATTCAGCGTCCCGAATCTTGGAACAAACCTTGGTCAATGAGTATGAAGGATCTTCAATTAAACATTCAAGATTATTTTAAAAAGTCTACAAACCCAAATGCAGAAGAGTGCTGTAAATTTATCGTAGAAAATAAGCGGAAGGAACTGGTGTCAAAGGACTTTGCTTTTACACGGGTCTTGGCTTTAGAAGATAAAGACGATGGACACGATTGAAGATTGGTTATATACAAGAGTAGACGGTACAACTTATCACGACGAAATAAAGAGTTTATTTTTTGAAATTGAGAGCATGCTTTTAAAAAAGGATTTACTGCGTCCAGATTATAAGAAATACAGAACCCTACATTTTTCCACATTTTGTAGAGATATTTTTGAAGCAAGTTAAATGTCGGAAGAATACATTGAAAAGGTGCGCGAGAAGCATGCTGAGCACAATTTGCAGTGCGAAAAATACTATGAAACGTGCCCTCTATGTCAGATAATTGTAGTAGAACAAAAGGACAAGTATTTGACTGCGCTTGAAGAAGAGTTTGGTATTGTAGTCAAAAAGTACTGGAACCGTTGGAACCGGCGAGGGTATCAAATAGCAAATAATATACATGGTCAAGAATTGGCAAGTAGACTTGCATTGACTGCGTATCATAACTGGATTCGTCCAAAATACTATGATATCATTGACATTTCTGATGAAGAATTGTATCGTCATCCATATATACAAAGTTTCTTGGCAAAGAAAAGAATATGAGTAATATATAATGAAGAAAACAGGGGGGTGTGGATGTAACATGGAAGGCGGTCGTCATCATAGAACAAGAAAACATTACAAAAAAGGCGGTTCAATGATTGGCGATGCCCTGTTGGCAGGTAGTGCGCTTGGTTTGTATTCATACTTTACGAAAAGGACGGCACGTGGAGGAAGACATGTCCGCAAGACTAAGAAAGCATACATATAGACGGTTTGGGAAATCCATTGAATTCACTAGAAGATACCCATGAATACGCGCCGATATTTTTCACTTCAAGAATATCGTTGTCGTTTATTTCTTCAGGCAACCAAACCCCCTCTGCAATTTTATCAGCAGAGTCACAAGTTCGTCCAAATATTGTGAATTGCTTCATACATGTATATGGAACACGGGTTATACATTTGAATTGCGGTTTAAACCCGTCAAACAAAACTCCGGAAAATATCCCATATACAGAGTCGTCTACAGTTATGCATCGTTCGCCATTTGGTAGCATCTTTTTGCCAATTACTGGAACGTGAAGAGTTGAACTTTCCTCTGCAAAAAAACGACCTGGTTCTGCTATAACTTTTTGAAATGGCATTTTTTTGATCTTTTCGCGTATAAATGGCGCAATTTGGTCTTTGAAAAACACATCATTTTTTGAATTTCCAGAGAATCCACCACCAATATCCAAAATTTCTGGAGTAAAGACATGTTTAAAATGAGAAAAGATGGATAAAAATTTTTCCACAGTTTCAAAGGCAGATTTATAGGAATCCAACGACCTGCAATCACTTCCTACGTGAAAGGCAAGACCGTGTATATGATATCTTGGTTCTCTCTGTAGCAGGGTGTGTGCTTGATCTATATGTAAACCAAATTTTTTGTTCAAGGGAATTCGTGACCCTCCCTTGTCGTCAACGAAAATTCGTAAAATGGGTTTTGCATCTGGGTATTGTTCTGTGATTTTTTCAACTTCGTATAAACTGTCAAACGTCATGTTTTCAATCTTGTATATTTTTGCCATGCTTAATTCTCGTCTTGACTTGCAAGGGTTAGCATAGATAATGTCGGTAGGTCTTGCCCCAATAGAACGGACTAACTTCATTTCGTCCGACGAAGCACAGTCAAATCCAACATTACTCTTATGAAGTTCTTGAAGTATGCCGTGAATATTGTTACATTTCACAGCATAGTGCGGGCGAACGGATGGCAAGCAGGAATTCCAAAGATGTATCCGGGAACGAACATTTGCGAGTGATACGATTAATTTCGTCAGCGTTATTGGTAGTTATACGAGAAAAATATTTAAATTAGTTGTCAGTGTATGCAAATAGCGCCAGAGCAACTAAACTCATGCCAGTTGCTACCCAACGAATATTTCGAATCTTTTCGCCAAAAATAATGACACCCTGCACCGTTACTACAATATTACTGATTAAATTCCATATTAGATTTGTGACTGCTATGCCTTCGTAGTCAAGTGCCTTTAAGAAAACAATTGGTTCGAGAGCATAGATTGCAATGGCAACTGGTATGCCAACATTCCAAGACAAACTTCCTATTTTTACCATTTTTGCAAGACCCATCATTGCAATGTCAATAATGGATAGTAGTGCTCCAAAAAATATAGGCAGAAGCGAAAAACTTCCCCATTTCCAGTTTATCCTTTTAATAATCTTGTTTAATAGGTCCATGAATTATATAATGTTTGGAAAAAGAATGATTTACAATTATTATACATTGTATAATTATGGAGTATTCGCCGTACAATTACAAGAACAGACCCCTGCGATCAGAAGATATTGAAAGCATCTTGCGATCGCATGGGTTGTTGAACTATAGCGTAAAGGACATTTCTATATTCCAGAGGGCAATGATCCATTCTACATATGTTCGCCGGTCCGAGTACACAACCTTGACGGGCGAACCTGCCATTCTTGCAAAATGTCCTCCAGGAGTTATGGATCTTCAAGAGGAATCCTACGAGCAACTTGAATTTCGTGGAGATTCCTTACTGGGCGCAGTTGTATCCAACTACTTGTGCGAACGGTTTCCAGAACAATTACCTGGTTTTTTGACCAATACAAAAAAACTCATTGTGCGCAACAAGACACTTGGAATGCTGGCACGAGATAAACTTGGACTTGATAAATATTTTGTAATTAGTCGGCATGTTGAAGAAATGAAACCAGATCACGGACGTCAAAATATTGAAAAGTTAGGAGATGTTCTAGAGGCATTTATTGCGGCGCTTTGGATTGACTGTGGATATAACTTTTCAATAGTAAATGATTTTGTAGTGTCTCTTATTGAAAATCATCTTGACATTCCCCTTCTTTTGCGAGAAGACGATAACTACAAGGATAGAATGCAAAAATTCTGCCAACAAAAATTCGGATTTACTCCTACTTATAAAATGCTTTCGGAATCACAGGGGGTTTTTACCATGGGTGTTGTGAATTCTCAAGGAGAAGTTCTTGGTCAAGGAAAGTCTGGAACAAAAAAACAGGCAGAACAACTTGCGTGCAAAGATGCTTTAACGAAATATGGTGTTATATAATCAAGAATGTGGGTTATTGAAAATACGTTATGGGATGACCAAGGACAAGAATATTCACGAATAAAGGATGTAGTCGATACATATGAAAATTTGGTTCATTATTTTGAAGTCTTGGCACTGCGCAATCCTCATTTAAAACAAGCATGCACTACAATTCCGAGAGGCACGTATTTGAAACATTCAATCCCCATATTAGAAGGAGAATATGAATCGTATTCCATTATTCGTTATTTGCCGGCATGGGAACCGGATACGTGACTAACCTTGAATGAGTAACTTTGAATGTTTTTCGATGATTACGAACCCTGCGACCATTTCGACACGTCTTTCCACGATAGGATTTCTTATTGCATCCTGATGCGTAATAAGAAATTTTATTCCAAGAGGGTAAAATCTTTACATTACCCGTTTCTTGTGCAACTGCCTTCATCATGTTTTGAAACCAAGACATGAATGCCGTGCGCGACTGTAGAGCATCATAGACTATATGCGAATCAATAAAATCTTGAATGACTCTCCGTAATTTTTTATAAGGATACACGTCATATATGTTCATAAAGAATTCAAAATAGGCGCGTATTTTATCGCTTGTTATGTCTTCCTTCTTTTTAGGATAATTGTAAACAATACAATACAGAAAGTCCATTCCGGGAGGAATGGTTGGTTTCACCTGTAAAAGACCGTCGTATACTTTAAAAACTTCTTCGTATGTAGGATCGGGAGGAGGACAAATGACGCGTGGATCTTCAGCACACTGATCTCGTAATTTTTTATTGACTCGGTTGTGAAGACTGTACAACCAAAAAGTCAAGTCTTTTTTTGATGTCATTGCCGGATGAAGAGCATATTCTTTTTGTGCCATGAAATTAGACGTGCTTTCTCGGCAAAATTTACACGGGAGAATGTCTTTCATTGCATTGAAAAATAGTTCGTAGCGCCTTCTTGTTTTGCCATCTGCGTTGTCTGGGTATCCTTGAGCAATCAAGTGCAAAAGTTGCCAACCCGAAGGTCCCCAAAACCGGGTGTCCATTACTATTTCTATATATATAATAGCAATGAACCAACCTTCTGGAATCATGGAAACACTCACCGGACTCTGGAGCAGTGCTGTAGACACAACAAAAAGATTAGTTTCTTCTGTTCTTCCTCAGCAGGCGCCTCCGCCCTCTTTTCAACAACAACAGGTTGCCGGTCGGCGTCGCGGCAAAACTATCAAACGTCGGAGATCTTCTCGTTACACGAGACGCCGATAAATATTAACAATTTCAGGATCTCCGTATGCATACACGGCAAGATTTTTTGTAAATTGAATTACTCCCCACTCGTGACAATAACTTGGAATGTATGCCGTAGATAGACCGGGCGGTGAATCAGTAATTTGCTTTATTCTGTTTGAAAACTCTGCGATAAATTTCCAATTTGGATGTTTTTCACAGAGCGACACGGGACCTACGTGGCATAGGAATCTGGATGCTTCTTTCATTACCTTTGAAATACTGGAAACAATATTCAAGTAAAGTTTCTGCAATTCTGCAGAATCTGGATCTGGAAGATCTACAATTACGGTATCAAACTTCTCATCACATGAATTCACGAAATCAAGAGCATCCATGTGTACAATAACAGTTCTTGGATCTGTCAAGGACCCCTTGTTTCGTTCGTAACTTTTTCCAAATCTTTCAACGAATTCTTCGTCATAATCAACGACAACTGCTCGGTTGACATACTTTCCAAATGTATTCTTGTAGACGTCTCGCAATGCGAGACCGTCGCCTCCTCCAAGAATGAGAACATTTCCATATAACAAATTGTCGGGAACCAGCATACTATGATACCGATGCTCGTCCAATGTAGAGAACTGCACTTCGAGACTATCTTTGTCAGGCCCCATTAGAAGAATATCCCCGTGCCACTTTGTTTGTACATACATTACATGACTCTTCTCTGTTTTGAAATCTTCCAAAACATTCTCCACCAGAAACGTTACAGCTTGTCCGTACTGAATCTTTTCCATCGCAATTATACCAGATTAGATTAGATGTACCATTGAAAAATACGCACCTCGTGTCATCCGTTTTGACTAATTACATTCTAGTTTTTAAATACTGCTCGAACGCAGAGAATGGGAAGACTGTTTTCATCTTCCCAACTAATAACTGTCATTAGTTTTCCTACAAAGTTTGGAAATGTACTTATTGAACTTTCATTGTGCTGCCCTGCTACAATAGGACATTCCGTCTGTGTACATAGACTGTTCGTTTCAATATATGGAATTCCATTTAGATTTGCCTCATATACAGCAATTCCTCCCGTTACATCCTGCTTTAGAGTATAATCAATCCACAGGGTCATGTTTTGCCCTGCAATCGGCGTGTCTGGAACAATTCCATAATTATTAATTGTTGCAAGGTCATTTGGACCACCGCAATTGGATAGAATAGCAGAAGCAGAAAGGAGGATAGGAAGTACGCTCATTTTTTTGATACGATATTATCATGAAAAAAGTTCATCCGTTTTTGACACATATAATTACCTCCACTAGGAAAGTTATTTAGGAGTTTGACTCAGTTTACCACATTGTAATGTCTTCAATCTTACATTCTCCTTCCGGTTCTGCTTTGCGTTCTTCTACTCGCAGTTTGATCTGTTCGCGATAGTCAATGTACGTCTGTTCTTCGCCGTCTGGCAGTTTTGTCTCGTCTAATAATACTTCAACTAGACCCGTGCCACAGGGCGGTTTCTGTCCAAACATGATATTTGCAGAAATTCCCTTCATGGCATCAAACTCTGCCGACACTGCTGCGTTGAATAGAATCTTGGACGTCTCTTCAAACGAAGACTTTGCAAGAACTCCATTGTCATGCTTACTCATACCAAATCGATCTACACTGACTAGACGACCTTGATATGTCATGGAATCCAGGAGAACCGACATGTGATGATAATTTACGTATGCAGCAGCAAACACCTCGGAGAACTCATCGTAGATTGCTTGACGCGCTGCCTCAATTCCAAAGACGTCAAGAACTTCATGAATGTCATTGCTAAATGTTCTGGTGCTATCGACGTCATGGAAACTCAATAGACCATATAGATTTGTACCTTCGACATCGAGGACATATTGCTTGCGACAAGCATACCCGTGTGTATTTTCATCCCACACAAGTTCCTTCTTGACTTCGCGCCGATACACGCGTCCTACGCCTTCTACTCCCCCAATTACAACATCCAAGAGTTTGTCTTCCAGAAATCTCAGACTTAGTAGATTTTTAATGACTCCTGGATTAAATGTAATTCTCATCATGAGTTTCTCTGCATTCGTGTCCGTGTATACACAGGAGAAGATGGGAATCCCCGAATTTCCAATTGCATCTTGAATTGCAACCATGTCTAGAATATTACGCGATGCCATTTCAACCTTGTCGAAATCTAGACGAATAATCCAATTCGAAGCACACGCGTCCTTTCCAACAGAGAATGCTTGATATGTCTCCAGGATTTCACGATCTTCTTGGACTACAGTGTTTTCTGGAGAAAGAGGATATGGATCATAATACATGCGAACACTTCGAGTAATGTCTCGCAGAGTCGTCTTTTGAATCTCGCGCATCATCATGATTGCTTGGTCTTCATTTTCTGCAATCGTTGGATTCAAATATACATAGTTTAGAGGATTCTTGGGATTGCGAGAAACAGACAAGAGTTCTTGAATACGAGGAACACCTTGAGTAGCACCTGCCTTTACGGTTCCAGCTGAATGGAAAGTATCTCGCATATTTATTAGTGTTTTTGTTGTAAAGTTACGTGTTCCCTGAACCGTCAAGTCATATACGCGTCCTTTGATTGGACAAACTTCTTTGATTGACAATACTTTGTCAAGAACAACATCGTTAATAATTGTTCGTTTGAATGATCGGTTGCGAACAACAAGTCGTTCCTGTTTATGTGGCACTGACAGGGTAAACTTTGAAGCAAATATCTGCGCAAAGTACTGAGGAATGGTAGAAGTATAGTATTCGTGGACAGTTTGGAATTTAGTGTTTTCAGGAATACGAGAGGTTACCCGTGTAAATATCCCGTGACCAGCAAACAATAAGTTCATGCGTTCAATCAATTCTTTAGATACACTTGTGAATGTAATGCTTCCGTCTGTGTGTACACATCCATCTCCACTAATATATCCATCAATCAATCCCTGCTGAAAGACAGCAGGTGCTTGTAAACACCAATCGGGGAATGTCTTATCGTATGAACGACGACCAAACAATCTTGACATAACACCTGCTAATACTGTTGAATGAATAATTAAACTCTGACTTCTTCCGCTGATTCCAGTTTTCTCAATAATCTTTTGTGTATTGACTACATGAGTTCCGATTTCCAAAGAATCCATCAAATTGCGAATTCGGTTCAGGTAGTCAATGTTATTGTTTGTGATATTAACTTGGTTACGATTTGATGACCCCTCTGCAATATATGCGCCCACGAAGAATCCAAATTCATTTGTTAATTGAATTGTATCTGGAATCTGCGATGGTTCGCACGATTGGTGTTTTGGATATACAAATCCAGAAATTATTTTATGCTTGTTTTTACCGTTTACAAATGCATCTCTGAAAGAGTCACCGCGGGTATACGGAAGCGTAAAGTCTTTTCCTTGATGATTGCTCCACCAGTGCTTGTCTGTTTTCATAATTTCAAGTGCACGGTGAACGTCTGTTCCGTACATGTATTCGTTTGGAGACAGAATATCTCGCAAACTCAAATGTGAAATTACAGGCAGAGAAGACATTGATGTTGAAATGGAAATTGGAAGTTCGCTTCCAACAACTAAGTCGCTTCCGTTTGTAGCAACCAATTCGCCATTTACAAGTGTCAAGAAGGATTTACCCTTGGTTGCCTTCACACACCTGCCGCTTTGTAGATAGACTTCAAGGATTGTATCTGATCCATCTTCGTTTACAACAGGATGACTTGTAATTGCTTCCAAAGTTGTCCATACCATGTGTCCGTTCTTATCGCAAGACAATGCTTTCCAATCATTTCCGTCTTGTAGTTCCAAATACAATTGGTCATTGTCAAGTTTTGTAGGAGCACCGATATTCATCATATTGTCAACAAATTCTCCAATTTTTGAAATTAGTATGTTTCCATTCTTTGAAATTACAATTTCCTCGTCCCAATCCACAGAGTTCAGCGTCAATTGCGTCGTCGGTTCACCAATACTCTGTGCTGCCAGAGCACCCACCATTTCTCCAGGATGAACACGACTTTTGATATACCGGAATCGTATCTCCCGAAGAATCTCGTCAAAGATTTCCTTGCTGAATCTATACTCAACGATGCATCGGCGAGGCGCCAGATAGAATCTCAGCAAGCAGTGAAATACCCTATTGTGAATCATGTAAGGTTCCTTGATGAGTTTAGAAAGTTCATCAACTACATACGACGGCACAAGATCTGTCTTCGTAGAGTATTCATTCTTGTAGCGATTAACAAGGCGCTTCAAATGAACGGGTGCCAATATGGAGTCCTTGTTTACATAGTTAAATACGTCATTGACTAGCATGTTGCGATCCGATAAAATTTGATCGACTAAATCCGGTGCTTCGCTGACGGGCGTCACCAAGATGGGTGTCAATTCTTCTGGATTCAGAGCATACCTGCGATAGATTTCTTCAATTGTCAGGAGAGCAAGGTCAATTGGTTGCGACTCGACACAAATGGCATCAATGCCATCTTCTCCGTAACGATACTGAATAATTTGCCCCTGATTGTTTCGTACAGTTGAATCATACGTGACTCGCATGTCTTCCATCGTCTTCATCATACGGCGCTGTATATAACCTGTATCACTCGTCTTTACAGCAGTGTCAATCAGACCTTCACGACCGCCCATGGCGTGAAAGAAGAATTCTGCCGGACGAAGACCGTGTACAAAGGAACTTTCTACGAATCCGCGCGCTTCAATACCATCATCAAACTTTGTAAAATGTGGCAGGGTGCGATCTTGCAGTGTAAATTGGACACGCTTTCCATCAATAATTTGCTGTCCCAACAGAGCAATCATCTGTGTAATGTTCAGATCGGAACCCTTTGCACCTGCTTCTACCATTTGAACGAGACGATTCTCCTTTGGCAGACTTTCCATCACACGTGCAGAAATCTTTGCCGAAATATCCTTTAGAGTATTGTTAATTTGATTTTCAAGTTCGTCGCCATCAGTTCGACCCGAAATATTTACAAACCGACCTGCGTGAACATCTGTGATAATTTCTTGTACTCGACGACGACCTTCTGCAAGCGTTTCTGCTACAAACTCTGCCGTCTCAATGTTACTTATCAAATCAGAAGACCCTGTAGAAAATCCAGTAAACATGTTAAATTTTGTGACAATGCTTTGGACCTCATTGATAAATTGTCCACATCTCTCCGGACCAAAGTCGTTATACAAGACATGAAGAACACCCTGCGACGGTGTATTGAATGCACCCTTCTTGAGAAGACCCTTGACGAGTTTTCCATTCTTGATGGTTACGCGCTCATCAAAATTCATCAGAGGAAACACGGTTGAAATAACATCCATACCCGTATGATTACCATTTTTCCGTTCAAACGAACCCACTGAGCGCTTCAGACGACTTACGAGATTCATTGCAACATGCTCTGGAATGCTTATTTTTGGGTTTGAAATACGAAATGCGCCCGTCAATGTATCTTGGACCATTTGAATAATTGGTGCATTCTCGCGAGGACTAATGATGAGTCGAAGTACGCTTGCAAGACGTTCTAATTCTGTCTCGGCAGCAATACTTTGGGGTAGATGAAGATTCATCTCATCACCGTCAAAATCGGCATTGTATGGTTTTGTTGCACTGACATTTAGTCGAAACGTGGAATACGGAAGCACCTTGACTCGGTGGCACTCCATTGAACCCTTGTGTAACGAAGGTTGACGATTAAAGAGAACACGATCACCATCAATCATGTGACGATGAACAATATCACCTTCGCGCAATTCAATCATGTCTGGATTTACATAGCGCAAGGATATCGTCTTCTTTTCCTCCTTGAGGTATACCGACTTTGCTCCTGGATATTTTGCTCCGTTGCGAACATACATCATTAAACGATCGCGATTGTATGAAGTAACCGTTTCGGGTTTTGTCAAGTTTCGTGCAATCTCTTCAGGGACACCAAGTTCGTCTACATCAATATTAGCATCCGGAGTAATGACAGAGCGCGCTGAAAAGTCTACTCGCTTACCCATGAGGTTTCCGCGTACACGACCCGTCTTGGCACCCAAACGAGACTTTAGAGTCTTTAGTGGGCGACCCGATCGCTGTGCTGCTGGCGGCATGCCTTTAATGTCATTGTCTACATATGTAGCAACGTGGAACTCGAGAAGCGCCGTATGCTGTTCAATGTAATCCCGAGACTGACCCTTGTCAATTTGATCACGAAGTTTTTGATTACTGCGAACAATATCAATCAATTTATGCGACAAGTCATCATCCATCCGCTGATTGTCGTCCATAACCACAGGGGGTCGTACAGTCAACGGTGGTACTGCAAGAACTGTACACACCATCCACGCAGGGTGCGAATACTGTGGGTCAAATCCTAGAATTCGAATATCTTTATCTGCAAGTCGTTCGAGACATCGCAAAACAAGTTCTGACGGAAGAATTACAGGGTCATCACTATCTTTACGAACACCCTGCAATGTACAAACCGTTCCCTGACGCTTCTCAATCTTCTTCATGAGTTCTGAACCACACTTGGGACAAACAATATCCTTCTTGAGTTTTGAAATAAAACTTACAGTATCTTGACGAATTTTTGCGAGACGATCCATTCCTCGTAGTTCCGATGTCAAGTATTCGTCTTCATTTCCATCATTTACTACAATAAGTCCCGAACAATTCAAACAAACACAATTGAGTGTCTTGATAAGATAGTCTAGAAATTGATAGAGATATACGGGGCGGGTTAAAGTAATGTGTCCAAAGTGTCCTTGACACTGCAAGTTTGTGTGTTTACATGTTGGACAAATCTTTCCACTTTCAATAACACCGAGGCGACTATCGAAAATTCCACCTTCAACAGGATTGCTCCCTTGATGCGTCTTGTCAGTTACTACTTCCACAACAGAACGACGACGAATTTCATCTGGGGAAGTAATACCAAACTGAATGCCTGTGATGGTCGACGACATTGTATTCTTATAAGAGTATGCTGTAATATCTTTTCATTTTTCGTTTTGAACTAATATTTCTGTATTTAAAATAACTATGTCAACCGGATCACGTGAAGAGGTAATGAAATTATTAGGGTTTGTTGATATACTACACGATGCAGCATCAAAACTTTCAAGAGGAGTCAATGAGAACATACGACAACAAATACAGGCATTGGATGTTGGCGATGGTAAATTATTGCGCTCATATGTTGGAGAAAAAATATATGGTTCACCGAATCCTCCGATAGGATTTACTGGAATAGAGGATCTTTTTTTTAGGTATTGTTTTGACAATCAAGAGATTGCTCAGTTTTTTGGTATACGTGCAAATTCTGATTTTAGTGTTTTGAAATTTGTTCCGGGAAAAACAACAGTAAATGAAATTCAAGAAAGAAGAGTATGTTCAATAACTGGGACAGATAACATTAAATTGGTATATCGTAATCTTGCAGAAGTATTAGGACTGAACACGTTTACATGCGACGCCAGTCCATGGATGCATGAAATCTTAGATCCAAAAGGTCATAGAAGAACAGTCGGTACACTTTTGGATTCATCAAATGGGGTTTCATCTAGACCAGGTGTAACGAATATAAACGGGGAGGGTGAAAATCATGTAATAAGAAATTATTTATCGGGAGTCCAAGGTGTAACTATGCAAGTTGTTACTGGTTCTAAAGACGAGTTTGCATTTTATATAAATGCACAAGGCGAAAAAATGAACGTAACTGCAGGACCAAGTCTCAACAATATTTTGGATAATTTGAACAAGGGTTGTACCAAAAATGCAAATTATCGTGAAAAAGTCATTCCTAAAAAATTTGGAGATTTATTGATAAAAACATGCTCGGGTCTTAAAAAAAATGAAATTCAACTAGTTAGACAAGTGGATATATTAAACAGAATTCTTTTAGATTTGAAAACGCTTGGTGATGCAGAGCAAGTAAACATGTCTGGCGGAAAAATAGACGTGTTTATCACAGTTGATAAACTATCAGCAATACGGGCCGCTTTATCTGGATATTTTAAACTTTCTATATTCACTTCTAATCGAAACACTGCTCTATTTTTTATAAATCCAAAAGCAGGGTTGACACCAGAACAAATAGTGTCGAATGAACTCAAATCTACTGCAAAGACTCTTTTTGAATCGTGTAAGAAAACGGCAGATTACTATTTCAATGCAAGGTCGAATGTTGTTAGTTTTTTTACCGAACTTACATCGGCCAGAGACCGTGTAGTTTCCTTCTTGGAAGGGTTTCCTGCAGTTTTGCCAGTAGTAAAAGATATCGTGTTAAGAATAATTAATAAAAAGGCACTTTACTATCAAAAGGTATACGAATTATTAATCATACATTTCCCGGCGGCAGAAGAAATTCCTGTTATTCCTTCATGGGTTGATAGAACAGATGCAGACTATCGGGTTTTTATCGACAGTTCAGAAAGGTTTATGGAGATAATGAAACCTATCCGTAATAAAATTTATCCATACATGCAATTGTTTGATAAGACAAAATTTGAAGACCTGTTTGGATTTGTCGATAACGAATTAATAAATGGTATTAATAACATATTTACAAATAGAGAACCGAATATACCGTTTTTAAAGCAGGCAGATTCTTCAATAAACGAACACGTTGAAATTTTTGACATTTATAATTTTGGTATTCATCGCGCGTCTTATATTGCTACTTACGGACTTGTGGCAGGAGGACCGAATTATCTCGAGTATGGTTTAAATGAAATTGTAGAACCGATTTTTGAATTTCGAAAAAATAAAATTACATTAGGTTCTAAAATAACAATACTAGGATCGCAAACGGGGGGTCAGGCGGCGATTGTCTACCAGAATGCTCTTATTGAATTGGGTCTCCTTTTTAAGTTTTATGCAATACAAGCACTACATATATTAAATTACTATATTACCGCAAAACTCCCTGATGAAGCAGTGTTGATACACGAAGAAGAAGTATCAAGACAACTTTCGACAAAAAAATATGTAAACGATTACATAAACTATCAAGAAGTAAAGGATCAAAACATAACTACTCTTGTAGATGCCAATGCAGATTCAGTACAACGACTAGTAGTAAATGATATTTTAGATATTTCTGTATACGAAAAGGAAGAATTGCAAAACCTTTTGTTAAAAGCATGGAATAATCAACCCTTTACAAGTGATGATATTGCCAATTTTAAATCATTAGTAACTTTTTACCTGCCTAGTTTGATAAATCTTGATAAAAATGATTCTGTAATTTATAGTCCTCCCGTTGATACATTAAACGAGTTGGAAAAGGGGGCATTTATTGAGGGCAATACCCGACGCAATATTTATCATGAAAAACTAGAACACCCAGAATTGGGTCAATATAATACCCTGTTGGAAAAACGTCTTTTGGGACTTTCTGGATTAGCAAATACCGGACCAACAAAAATGATTCCAGTTGCAGGAGGGGGGCGAACTACTTTCAAACAAAAATTAAAGGTAACTATTCGTCGCAGGGCAAGTCTAAAAAAGACATGACATACTATCGTTGATGGGAAAACTACTACTACTTGACGAAGACTTGCTAATTTCAGACGACGACGACATTTTTTCAGACTTATCATACGTTTCATTCTTTACACTTGAACTCTTCCAGTTTTTCGTGGGACTAGCAGTGCACGAAAGAGTAGAAGAAATTTTTACCGTCCCTCCTCCTGACGACAATCCTTTTGGCATGGATTTGTCCAACATTTGTATTAATATATAGTAAATTAATATGGGAGAAGAGATAGAAATAAAAATACAAACTCCACCAGAAGAAGGGAGTGCTGTCGAATCTTCGATTGAAGAGTCTGTTGCTCGCAGCGTATATGGATTTAAATTTGTCAATCAACAAGTTCAAGACACGTATTTTATAGAGAAACATAATTTTTCTGCTATTCTTGACATTATTGCCATGTATCTCAAGGGTCAAAAATTATTATATACAGAATCAAAAACAGTGTGTGAACAAAGATTAAACTTTCTTATGCTTCCAGCAATCATGATTACAGCAATTTGTACAATTTTAAGTCTTGTTTTGCAGAATGCAAGTTATGGACCAACAATTGTGTCTTCTTTGAACGGATTTAACGCCTTTTTGCTTGCTCTCATTAATTATCTGAAACTTGATGCAAGAGCCGAAGCACATCGAACTGCTGCATACAAGTTTGATAAACTTCAATCTCGTATTGAATTTTCTTCTGGAAAGGTTCTTTTTTTAGAGGGTGAAGAAAACAAACTTCCGCAAATTATAGAAGAGACTGAAAAGGAAGTTCGTGACATAAAAGAGACGAACCAATTTATTCTTCCCGAAAAGATACGATATAGGTATCCAAATCTATACAATATCAACGTGTTTTCTGAAGTCAAAAAAATTGCCAATCGGGAAATGCTACGAGTCAATGAACTCAAGGATTACATGAATGAAAGACACAAGTTATCAGAAAAGATGAATCTTACACAAGATGAAAAACACCGCATAGAAGATTTATCTATAGCAATAAAGGAAAAGATTTCTTCCATAATTCGCTTAAAAGATGACTATCTCACTATCGATAAACGATTTGAAGAAGAATTGAACAAGGCCCGGAAATCTCGTTACTGGTATTCGAAATTGTTTGACTGTTTAAAAAATTAACGACGACGAGTTTTTCTACTTGCCGTCTTGCGCTTTCGTGTTGTTCTGCGTCGTCGTCTTCGCGCTCCCTCCTGAGACGGCGTTGCTACTGCACGTGTAATGTACCATTCGGGAGTATCAATACCTGCCAAACTATCAAAATCTTCCTTTATCGCTTCAACAAATCTCTCACGAGGCATGCCGCCAACATTTTCACTTGTAAAATCAAAACTCAATTCAATTTCCATACCAGACGTTTTCAAATCTGTAATTTTAAAAGTATCAAACGGATAATCTCCAAGTTCATAGTCTTCAGGCCAATCAGATTTGCTACCCTCTTTTCCAACATGAAAATGTTGAACAAATTTATCTACATCTTCTTGTTTGTCAAACCCAAATGTCAATTTCCCTCGAAACGAAATACTTGCCATTTATTATGTATTGATAATTAATTTGAAGAGTTCTGTTTCAAATTCTGGACGAAAACCAAGTCGTTCTTCCAAGAAATTTAGCATGGCAGTGTATTCCTTTCCTTCTTGTGCAAGAAATACCGATTTCTCTCTAATGCGATGCGTATCCAACCAATTGAGAGATAGACGAATCATGCGATCATATTCAAGTTTCATGTCATCAGGCCTGTGGTTTCGTATATAAGATGCAAGTTTTTCCATTAAAACGAATCGAGAAAAAACTTTATTTATCTTTAGTTCATAGAATGTCTTGGTTCAAGTATATTATAGATCACCCAGAAATAGAATGGAATCATAGCGCAATTTCTAAAAATGAAAATATTACTTTTCAAGATGTTATAGAAAACCCACAATTTAACTGGGATTGGTGTGCTTTGGTTATGAATCAAAACATACCTT